GTAAAACATTTTAAGATTATCTTCAATAATAAATGGAACAATATTATATTTTAAACATTCTTTAAACATAATAATTCTTCCTGTTCTTCCATTTCCATCTTGAAAAGGATGTATTCTCTCAAATTTCACATGGAAATCTAATATATCATCGAAAGATATATTTTGTTTTCCTGAGTATTCATTAAGCAGTTTATCAATTTCTTTCTTTACTTTTCCTGGTGGAGTAGTCTGCCTGTCAGCAACCATATTTTTTCTTGATTTATATTCTCCAACATTGAACCATGGAAGTCTACTGTCAGATGTATTTGTTTTTAATATTTTATGAGTTGTTTTAATAAATTCTTCATCTAAAGTATTATTTGCACAATCAATCATGTAATCGAAACATTGAAAGTGATTAATTGTTTCCATAATATCATCAATGCTTGCCGGTTCTTTTTCTAAACCAATAGTGTTTGTTTCGTAAATATATCTTGTTTGGTCTTCTGTCAAACGACTACCTTCGATATGGTTTGAATTATATGCTAGTTTAATTTGTGTTTGATGATATATACTTCCTTTAAGTTTCGCTTTCTTTTCTTCTTTTAACCTATAAAGCAATGTATCTTTATCTATCTCATGCTCTAATTCCATAATGTCCCCGGGCTGACAATTTAAATAATTACATATCGCTATAAGCGTAGTCATAGAAACCTGCTCGTTTTTTGATAATTTTGCCAATGTTGCAGATGATAAATCTAACACTTCTTTTAATTGACTTTTGTTAATATTCTTTTTCTTTAAAATCTCAAATAATTTCCTATAACTTACATTCATTATATCACCTTCCGTATAATAGAATTATATCATATATATTTAGTTTTGTAAAGGTATACGGCATAATTTTTAGTTATCTAAATTTATTTATTAATCTTAAATGAAATACCTTATCTTACGAATTAAAATTCACTTATATCACCTTCTTCGAATCCTGAATTGTACAGTCTTCAAGATTAAAATTTGTTTTTTTGTAGACTTAGTGAAATGTTTAGAAATTTCAAATAAAATATTATTATTTTCCACTTCCAATAAACTATAACTCACTATAACACAACATCATTTTTTGATACAGTATGCCAATCATCAAAATAGTATACATATACCAACAGTATATCTGGATGTATAGCATATTCAACATACTTATTTACTTTTAGCATACCAAATCTTTTAAGCAAGTATTTAGTCATATCAACTCTTTTCTTCAATACCTAAAACTCGATTGATTTGAGTAATTCTAGCAAGTAGCTTTTCTTTTTCTGCTATTAATTCTGATATTTCTTCCATATCTTCTCTAATTTCTAAAATCTCAATTTTATATGGAAGATTATCTTTCTCTTTTTCAAATATATTTTTATTAACTTTTGATAAATAAAAAACAGACCCAGCAGATACTTCTGAACGCCAATATTTTGCACTGCCTCCACTTTTAATCTTACCAGAAATAAGGACTACGTCCCTACCGACTCTTGCACCACTATCTCTATTATAAGCACTAGAAATATCTTTTCCAAACACTCTTATAGACTCTTTGCAAGCAAAAGAATCTTCTAAAAATTTTATTTTAACATCAATTGTTTCATTTCTATCTATGTCAGAATAACCAAAAACATCTACCATAATATTTCTTACATTATCAATATATTCTTTTGGAACTGTCCAACATTTATTTGATGAATTCCATCTTGCAGAACCTATGTTTTTAATTTTAATAACAAATTCCTTATTGTACGGTGTATAAATATTTATTGAACTACTTCCTAGTACGATCTTAATGTCCATATCTTTATCCTCCTTGTATAATTTCTCTAATTTGTTTATATAAATATAACCTCAAAAATAATTTTTGAGGTTATATTTCTTACATTAATGCCATTGTAAATGTTTGTAGAACACAGTAAAAAGTCCCATTTTTAGGATAATCTTTATCTTTTTCATCCCAATCAAGAAGTAAAATATCAAGGAACTCTGAACTAATATCTGTCAATAAGTTTAATTGAAGAATGGTATTAAAACAGCCATCTCTATCATGATATTCCATGTAATATACTAATTGTGTCCTTAGTCCTTTTAGTTTATCACCAGCCACTTTTTTCATTTCTTTTCCAGAATTATATGCTTTTTGTACATAGTTATCTCTAACTATATGATTAAGTTTTTCAGTTATTAACTGTTCTGCATAATCAGTTGGTTTCTTATCTGCACTTATCCAATTTTCTAATGTTTCAATTTTAACTTTTAATGCTTCTGCTAATTCAGGAACTGTCTTAACTCCTAAATAATCCTTATATTTTTCCCAATTTTTAATAGTTATTTCTAACATAACATTCACTCCTTTTTTAATTATGTTTTATTTTTTTAATTTAGCTCTTGACATATAATTAGTTTATTACACATTGTGTAGTATGTCAAGTGCTTAGTATGCTTTATCTAATTCTCCTAAGATTTCCAATACATCTCTTTCGTCAACCTTCATATGCTTATTGTCTCGAGTCTAAAAAGGAACATAATCTTCATATTTTTCATACAACTTCTCTAAGTAAGTATCACAGTCTTCTACTATTTTATCTATTACATCACAAAATTCAGAAAACGATTCTTCTTCATATTCCCACATATCTCTACCTGTACATCTAAATACGTAATGTTTCCCTAGTTCATCGTCATTTTTATTTTCTTCTTCTGCTTTTCTTTCCCCCCTCTTCTTTTTCCTCGTCTGGTAAATAATCATAATCAATCGCTAAAGGAATCCAACGACTCTCAATCAAGAACTCTGGAACTGGAAGATTTTCTTTTCCGCAGAAATCTCTGAAATTATAGTCTGAATCGCTCAAGAAAAAATCTAACGATTCAGCATGGCTACTATCGGGGAAATATATATCATGACGATATTTAGACAGTATTCTTTTGTGACGTTTTAAAGTATCAATTAAACTTGTTTGACTTTCTGTTAACATTGTTTTGTTTTCCATATTTATTACCTCCTATTTTGCATTATTTTAACATCTTTAATTTCTACAATCCCGTTTTCCTCTGCAAAGTCGAAAACGTAATGTGTTGCGTTCTCTTTGTTTTCGTATGCAACTATCAAGTTTTGCATATTTCTGGTGTGCCTAATTAGATTTACTCTTTCGGTTACACCTGCATTAATAAAAGCTTGTCTAACGACAAGATGCAACCTTAAATCACCAAATTTTTGACCTTTAAGTTGCTTTAAATTTTCTAAAATTTTATCCATACTTATTCCTCCTAAATATTATTATATTAAAATTTCATCTTCCATGATTACTTCCTTAAAATAAATAATTTTATTAATTTTTTTAAAATCCTTGACAAATTGAAAAAAGCAATATATAATGTAAAAGTAATTTCTACTATCGTAGATGAAGAGTAGGAAGATCCTACAATATTGCAAGACGAGGTTTATACCTCGTCTTTTTCTATTTGTTTTATACCTAGTCTTGCGTCAAAATTGTCTACAGGGCAAGAAAAACGCCAATCCATAAAACAATAGTCTACATAAGGGGGCATTTTAATCCACTCTGTGCCTTGATTTTTTACATATTCCTTTCTTTCGCCAGTGTTAATATTTACATACATATAATTCTTATAAAAAGGGAAAATTTGTACATCGTGTAAATTTTGTTCTTTATTACTTTTTACACAAGTTTTAAAGTTCCTTATAAGTGTTTTTAAAACTTTTTTCAATAACACATCTTTGCTTATTCTTCGCTGTTTTATTATCTTTATATTTTTTACTAAAGGTTCACCGTCATTGCCTTCCCCTACCATATCAGCCTCTATTTCGAATATCTTCTTATTGTCTATTCTAGCTAACAAAGAAGAAATTTGCATTAAATTTCCTAAAAAAGGTAAGCCATCAACATCTTTTTTAAACACAGAAACGCCATTTTCAAAATGTTCTTCATCTAAATAATCTAAGGCTTCTTCATACTCGTTGCAATCTAAAAAAGATGAAAAATCTTCATTTTTAGAACAGCTCATTTTTAAAAAATTTACAGACTTTTCATTTTTTGGGATTTCTCCAAACCTTAAATAAAGTTCTTTCATATTTCTACCTCTTTAGATTACTATTCTATTATTTTATATCTAGCGTAATAAATGTATGTATTAAAATGATCCATTTTTACGAATTTTAAATTATACCAGTATTCTTCTGGAATGAAATTCCACGCATTACGGAACCCTTTTCCAGTTCCCCAATAATTATTATCAGGCTCAACTGTAATGTATAACCCTTTTTTATGTACTGTGTGACCTTTTTCAGCCATTTCTTTTTTAAATTTTTTGTAATCAAACATATCACTTACCTCCTCAAATTTAATAATTTTCTCTCTTTCTAAATTCTTCTTCTAAATCCCTGCTTCTTTGTTCAGCCGCCTTTCTGTCTAACAATGAAGGTATCCCAAATACTACAAACAAAGCGATAGCACAACTAATTAAATCTACGAACATAATAATCTCTCCTTTTTATTTTTATAATAACATATTTTACAACTAATAACAATACTTTTAGTAAAAACATTTTTTAAATAACTCATCTTCTAATAATTTCTTTGCGTAATCATTAGTTGATAAATGTTCACATTTGTCTTTTTCTTTATACCTCAATAATCTATCTGCATCTACAGAAGATAAAGTAAAGTTCAAGTTTATCACCATATAATCTCTTCCTTTCTTGTATAATATCATTTATGTAGTCCTATAATTAGGACTAAAAAAGAGATTAGAAAAATTTTTCTAACCTCTTCATGAAATATGAGTTTCATCAAACATATTATTCCTCTAAATATTTATCAATTTTCTCATACAGCTGGTCGCATAAGTTCAAAATACCACCAGTTCCATTTACTTTGTCATCATCATAAATTTCTTCGGATGCCTGATAACATAAATCTGAAATTCTTTTTAATAAATACTTTTCCTGTTTCTTATTATCCGTAAACTTCACATTTCTCTTTTTTGGATACCACACATACCATAATTGCTTGCCTTTGTGGGCACTCCACTGAACTTGCCCACCAACCTTATCTCTAAACTCACACGCCTTATCGTAGTTAGAAAATTCTTTTACATCCATGTTTTACCTCCAATTTTCATTTTGAAAATTCCATTTCTTTTTATTCAAACTCCTTATTAACCCAATGAGCAAATCCCGAAGAATCAATTGTATATTCTTCAACCAAATTTACCTTTTCTAACCATGCACAGTCACCATTTTCACACCTAATTGGTAACCATGCAAATACAGTAGAACGCCTTAACTCTCCATAAACAGGCTCAATTTTTATTTGCTTTTTCCATCTCATAATTTCCACCTTCTTTTTCAAAATAAAATTACTCAAGTTTTCTTGCAATCGCTTCTATTCCTTTGATTATTACTTCATATTTTCCTTCCTCATTAAATGACACTATATAAGGAAACGGAAATGTTTCACAATAACCACGTACAGATTTACATTTTGTATGTCCATTTCCTAATTCACAATCAATCCTAATATTTTTATTAGTATCTTCAACAGAAGTATCTTTTTCTCTTTTAATATAGGCTAATATCCCTGATTGTCCAGGAAATTCTTCTATACACCATATTACTTTATCAACTATATAACTCTTTCCTTTAACATGAATTGTATCTCCAATTGTAGGCTTAACACCTACTTCTAAATTAACAACCAAATTATCTTCTTCACATTTAAGCTGTACTAACAACATATTTATTCCTCCTTTGTATACATTATTTCTTATTGCATTTATGATTCAAATGTGGTTTATAAAATAATCCACATTTATCACATTTACATACTGTGGTCTGAGAATTAATATTATTTCTAAACCACTTTTTTGTATTTTTATCATATATGTTTGACACGACTACTCCTCTTTTCTAAAACAGATAAAAACTTTAATTGTTTTTAAATTTAATTTCCCTATCTTCTAACCAATCAATTAATGGAGCAAAATATGCTTGTGGCATTTTTATTTTTAATTAATAAAAAATTTTTCCAATATCTTCAATTAAATTCCCTGTATCTTTTGCCAACTTGTATAAATATAAACCATCTTCTTCGGGAACATATGTTTCTAAAAAATCTTCGATATTTTCTTCATTGTTATAATTAGGACATTCTTTCCAATGTAATAATAAGAATTCTTCAGTAATAACAAAGTTTGTTTCTCCAACATTTTCTCCAATATCATCTGTAACCCACTTTCTATTGAGTTCATATTCTTTTCGTATAGTCATATAATCAACCTTTCTATTTAAAACACTAATTTATTCTGTTATTTCAACTTTAATTTCTGTATTTCTCCAATTTCCTTGTAAATATTTTTTAGATACGGATGTTCCAGATTTGTAATTATCAATAAATTCTGTTAAGGACTCCATAACTTTATAAAACATTTCAAGCAACCAATAATGAGTATATGATATATGTATACCATCGCATAAAAACTCCCACAGAAAATCTTTTGCATCATCTTTACAAATCCAATTTTCTTTGTCTATAAATTCTACTGAACCGATATAATCATAATAACTACGACTAGGTATTGATATTCCCTTATCAAAATCAATAAAATCATAATATTCATCATCATCTATTATCACTTCTTTATCCGTACAGCCAAATTTATCAGCATTTCGCAGCCAGTAATCGCCATCAGTATATAATTTATAAGTAATAGTTATTTTCATTTACTTCACCTCTTTAAATAAAAAGTTATCTAAATCATCGTTTCATACGTTTAATAAATTCTATCTCTTCGTCAAATTTCTCTTCACTTTCATTCTTTTCTAATTCGTCCATCCAATCAAGTAACATTTCATCTAAAGATTGATACTCAAAATGACCATAATCGTTTTCTCCTCTCCATTCTGAATCTTCGTTTAAAAAATCTGATAATACTAATCGTCCATCAGGATAAAATCTCCATGAATAATCATAAAAATCACAAATAACACCCATGATTTCTAATTTATCATTCCATTCGTGAAATACACCTTCTGTTAATTCTGATACGGTCGTATCATCTTGAGTTACAATCATACTTCCATAAGTATATCCACGATTTTTCTTATATCTACTTTCCATATAAATCTACCTCCAATCATCTAAAGAAACTCTTGTTTTAAAGTTAATCTTTCTTGCATCTATAATAGCTTCCGAACCATACAAATTCTGGATTCATAATCGTACCAACATTTTCTTTAACCTGACCACTATCTTTAAATCCTTTTTCAGTCATTTGCTTTGTATGTTCGCTTCGTTCTTCTTCTGAGTCATAATGGTATTGTTCTATTTCTTCTGTATAGCAACTATGTATTCCATTATCATAAGAATGGTTCTTAATAATGCTTTCTTTAATAATTTTCATATATCAAACACCTCTTTCTAACATAAATCTCTTAATTTTGCTGCAAACTCTTTCAATACATTCTCTTTATATTCTTCGTTATGTACTAAATCAACTATGCCAGGAACACCTTGAAGTCCGTTTCTATTCCACATTCTGGACACAGATCTGAGCCTTTAAATTTTCTATTTAAAAATTTCGCTTGTTTTTTAGATATAGTTAAACTCATAATTATGCCTCCCTTTTTAATTAAAATCAATCATAACAATTTTGTTTTCTAATAACGCAAGGTCATACCAATCTTTACTATCTTCACTGGTATATTCTTCCTGTAAAAATCTTCTTGCTTCTTTGTTGGTCTTAAATCCGTTTTCTTTTTTAATAAGATTAAATAACCAATCTCTTTCAACAAATACAACAAGTTCACAGAAATCGCTCTCATCTTCATTACCTGTATCTGGATTGTAACAAAAACATTCATCGCTTATACAAAATACAATTAAATCTTTATGTTTTTCAAAATCTTCGTATTTAAAAGGTGATACTTCTTTTAAAATTCTTTCTCTTACTGCGTTCATACTTTTATGCCTCCTTTTAATTATTTTTCATCCAATCATTGATTATTTTAACGATGAGTTTTTTATCCATAATGTAGTTTCCGGTAATTCTGGCAATATAGATCATATCTATTAATTTTTTTACATTATCATTATCAGTAACATAAACGGAAGTTTCTTTCTCTTTTTCATCGTATGAAACATAAATTGCTAAATCTTTATTGCGGATAAATTCATCTTCTAATCTATTTAATCCATCATTAAAAGTTGTAGAAAAGCCAATTCTTTTTACAGCTTTAGCTAAACTGCCTGTAATAATTTGATATAAACATTCAACATCACTTTCCCTAAATCGACTATCTCTTTTAATAAGCAACATATTTTCATCTCCTTTTCTGATTTTAATATCTTCATCTTTCCCTTCAATTTCAAATCCGTAATGACAAAATCCATATTTATCAGATAACCAATCAGAAATATCTGGATAATACGTATCTAAATTTGTACCATCATAACCTTTTATCAACTCTTCTGGAATATTAACTTCCGTTGGAAGGTTGTCAGCTATCGCATTTATCATACTCGATGTTAACGTGTCATTCCATTCTTCATCACTTGTGTCCCATTTAATATTTATTGCCTTTAACATATAAATCACTCCATTTCTTTTAAAATTCTTGCAAACGCTGTATGCATTTCAAGTTCTTTCTGTTCACAATAAAGAAGTATTTTCCAACCTTCAGGTTTCCTTTTCTCTTTTTCAAATTCTTTCTGATATTTCTGTATATATTCTTTATTGACTTCTATCATTCGCAAACAATTTTCCAAAACTTCTTCTTTAGTTCCACATTGATTTACTGGAAGTCCCCCCATACATCTTTATGATCCATTTCTGTTCCATAACCATAGAAAGTATCGCTATACTTTGCTAAAATAAATTTACTACCCATTCCAGTAAGCATTTCAGATAATACTGTCATATATTCACCATCCAATCTTAAAATGAAATTGCTATTTCTTATCTCTAATCTTATCCAATTGTTTCTTTAACTTTCCATCGTTAATCTCGACATCATATCCTAACAAATAAGAAACAATGTCGCTTGCTCTCTTATTACTCTGTGTAATACATACAAGTACTCCATCAACTGCAATAACTGTCTTGTATGTACTGTTATACTGCTTTACTCTTGTCTGTGTAATTTTCATTTCCATCACTCCAATCTTCTAATAACTCATACACTTCATCTCTATGGTCATATATATATTGAGCAAATGCTTCATAATCTCCATCCTTTTCAGGAAAATCTTCAATAAAGCTTGCATACATTGCATCAGATACAATATGTTCATTGAATATTTTTCCGTTGTATTCGAGGTCTGAATCAGCCCACGAATTATAATAAATAAATCCAATATCTGGTATTCCACACCAGTTAGGATATTCTTTCATAGGGAAAGTTGCTCTCCCATCTTTAACTACAAAATCTCTTTTTATTGTGCTTGTCATCTCAATCACTCTCCAATCTCTTTAAGAAACAGTTCTTTCAACTGGTTTTATTTTATAAAAATATACATTCAATTACTTCAATTCCATTTTCTTTAGCCTGATTGTATAATCTTTCTTGTTCTTCTGCTTTCTGTTTTTCACTATCATCTATATATCCATATTTTTCATGGAACAGCTTACTTTTTATATTTCTGAAAATATACATTGTGCCATCTGAAATAATACAATCTCTTATACTAATTTTTCCATGTAACCCCATATCACGGATTTTTCTATAGTAATCCATCTGCTTGTTAGCTTGTAAATCATAAAGACTCACTATATTTCGTACAATTCCACAAGTTTTTCCTTCATCGTTTTTGATTGTAATACTTCCTTTACTTATTTTTACCTTTTTATTTATGCAATCTTTAATTTCTGCCATATTAACCAACCTCTCTTTTATAAGCCATAAGTACTAATGTCAATTCTATTCAACTTAAAATTCAAATTCCTACTCCAATTTAACTCTCCTGATTTTACTGGCAAATCATTATCGTCATAATATCCATAGATATTTGCCTTATATACATTCCATCTTGCACCATCTACGTGCAATACTGAATAAATCAATTTGTCGTTTTTATAGAAGTCATAGCAACTACAATCAATATCAAGATAATATTTATATCCGTTTTCATCTTCTGTATTGATTACAAAGTCTTCTCTGTTCATCCGTGATATTCTTGATTTACCTATTAGTTCTGCTTTGATTGTGTTTGGAATATCTTCAATATTGTCTAACAAGCTTGAATCAATGAACACAGGTTTCTTTTCTTTCCGTTCATACAAATTCGAAAACTTCTTTCTAAACTGTGCTGCTGTTCCACAAATATATTCATATTTGTTCATTTCACATTCTCCTTCCAATAAATAAGACAGATACATTCCTGCATCTGCCTTATTATTCTCTGTATTAAACTTCCTTAACTTCTAACATTTCATACTCAACATCACCATTATCAAGTCCGTAAATTCGCTTACATTCTTCAATAGATGATACTATACAGCTTTGTGTTCTCCATTCCCAATTACTCATTACATCTTTATATTTGAATGTTATATTAAGCATCTGCATTTTCCTCCTTTGGTGTAATAAGCTTTGTGATATTCTCTCTGAAAAATTCACAATATCCGTTAATACTTCCGTCATTGTAAACCCAGAACCAATCCTCGTCATAATTCCAAAAAATCATTACTTCATGACCTGCTGTAACACCGTCAAATACGTACTTGTCTCTCTTTCCATCTTTTGAAGTAAAACATTCCTTTACACTATCTTCACTTGCTCCATTTTTACTCATTTTTAGATATAAATATCTTCTAAGATTTTCTAAATCCCTTTCTGTCTGTACATCAAAGATTTCAACCATATCATCATATGACAAATCATCGTTAATATCGTTCTGAGAAACACAATCTTTTTCTGTTAATCTCTTTAGCTCTTTACTAATTGCAAACAGTGCTGATTCTTCATATTTTTTACATTCTTCTTCGTTACTAAATACAGTTCCATCCTCTGCAATATACTCTGTTCTTACAAGTTTCTCAATTGTTTCTGTTTTTCTTACTTCATTTACTTTCATATTTTTAATCTCCTTTTTCTTATACTATATATTGTAGTTATTCGTTTTATGTACCACTATATCTTGTAATTATTTTACCAAGAATTTACAAATATATTACTACTTCTTCATTTATCCAACTAACTTCATACCCATCTGCTTCTAATTGTTTTTGTGCAGCGTTTAGGCATCCATTACTATCCCATTCACTTTCATTTTCATTTTTATAATTGTTAATTGCATTTTTTACTCTACTAACAATTCCAGCTGTAATAGTATAACCATAAACTTTTGCAGTAATGTTTATGTCAGTTCCACAACCTGACATATCTTTATCAATAAATGTAATAAATTGTTCTTTCATATAGCCACCTCTTTTACATTTCTTCATTATTAGGTGTAAAATAATATCCTTTATGTCCTTCTTCTGGCGAATCTTCTGTAGTGTCTTTCCATTTTGTGATAATCACCATCTCATATTTCTTATTTCCATCATATTTTACACCAACTAATTCTGCTGTGTATAATTTGTATTTGCTCATAGTATTTATTCCTCCGTTTCTGTTTCGTGCCACTCTAAACCTCTTGCCTTATACAATGGAATCCAATGTTCAGCATAGAAATCATAACCAGCTCCATCAATTCCGAAGAAGTAACCAAACTCTTCGTTTTCATAAATTCTGAATCCGCACTGAGACATCAATTCAATTCCGTTATCTTCTTCTAACCACCAATCATCACAACTATCTCCGAAACTCCACATTGTTCCCCACATTGGAAGATAATCATCGTAATCAACTTCAAAATCGCCATTTTCACATTTGATTTCTTCTCCATTGTCAAGTGAGATAATATATTCTTCCGTTTCTTCGTCAATGTCTGTGATTTCTCCATAGTCTCCATTATCGAATACATATACTCTGCCATATTTACTTGGCTTTGTAACTTCTGTCCAATCATCTGGATGATCCTGAAATAACTGTGAAATCATTCCCTGTGGAATTGCATTCATTTCATGTACCCATGCTTCAGTTGCTTCTTTAATTGTTTTAAATCTACTCATAATCATTTCCTCGCTTTCTTGTAATAAAATAGGCAGCTAGATATTTATTCTCCTAACTGCCTTTGGGTTTTACATTATTTTGTTTAGTTACTAAGCTTTGAAATCTTAGTTTCTTTGTTAAAATAAATCATTCTTTTTTATTTCTTTAAGAACAACATCTCTGTTCTTCAAAGTAATTGTATATGGTATGCCTCCTCTATATCCAAATATTTTACCAGATTCACGCATTTTTCTGTTGTCTTCTGCTGTAAACCTCCTTCCACTACTAACAACAGATCCAATTTTGAATAATTCAGAATTAAGTTTCTCCTTTGCATTTGCTTCATTATCAGCTTCTATATTCCTTGTATATGTTTTAATCTCTTCTTCCTTAGTTGAGCTATCAACATAAGTTTCTGAAATTTCAAATACATATACATTATCATAGGCAGGAATACCTAGTTCCCAACATACAATTTCTTTTGCTTCTGCTTCTGAAATTCCTTGTAGGGCTACTCGAAAAGAAATTCTTTCATCCTTTGAAAGCTGTTCATACTTTTCCATTCTTTCTATTTCAAATGGAAATTCATAATCAACCACTCTGCCACTATCATAAAGAGCATCAACAGTTGCGTCATCACAAGTAAAAAATGAACCATCAGAGCAAACAAACCAATTTATCTTTCCCTTTCCCTCTACATCTTTTACAGTTGCGAAATCTTGATACATTTCTGTTGGACAATCAATCTCTCCAATGTATCTATACTGCAAATCTTCTTTCAGATTTGCAACCCGTCTCTGTGAATCTTCCTCTATAGCAGAAAATAAATTCTGCCAATCTTTATTACTTAACGCCTCTAACTGTGCCATAATATTTGCCATAATATCATCCTCCATTCAAATTTAGTTTGTCATCATCAGTATGCAAGTTACTATCTTGCATAGACCGCCTGTAATAAGGCGGTTTCGACTTAATTCTTTGTAATGAAATGCGAATTTAGTCTGCTATAAATATTCAACCAAATCTCTTGCAAGTTCCATATCATTTTTACCTTGTGTGATTCCGACACATGCAGCTTTAAACATATTTAAACTTGCCTGTTCACTTTCTCTATATCTGTCTATAATAGATTGATGATACTCCTTTTCAACCTCCCTCAATCTGGTATTCTCCTGCCTTAAATATCTATTTTCCATCACAATATCAGCAAGTCCCAACACCAATTCTTCTATATCATATCTTTCCATATTTGCCTTCCTTTCTTCTAAATGAAACACGTATTTAATCTGCATAATACAACCCCCATTTTACTTCGACAACTTCCCAAGTCCATTCATATTCTCCATCGTAGGATGAAAGATATGCTGTACCGTCATCACTAATTGTTAAATCAATTAAATCTTTATCTCCGTCATCTGCATTATTCACTTCTTCTTCATAAGTGTTTTGTGCATCCTCTTCGAGAAATGCATAAGCATCATCCTCATTATCGAATATATCATGGCTTGCAATTTCCTTTTCGTGAACCGCATAACAGATTACTAAATATTTTTTCATATTATCACTACCTTTCCTTTCAATAAAATGTTGCTTTTTACTCTAATCTTCGGACTATTGCCTTTTCCCTTTTATTATAATATTATTTAAAGATAGGACTATTGGGAGTCAAACCCATTTAGCGACCTGTTACGCATAGCCCTTTTGCCTTTATAAATGTTCACTAATCCAATTACAAGTGGCAATTATGTTTGCTCTGTTTTCGATTTCCCTTTTTCTTTCCATAGCTTCAAAGTGTTTTTGGCTATGTAAAATAGATTTATAAACATCTATAATTATTTTGCATAACGCAAATAATAATATACAAGACGCCACAAATAATATTCTTGCTATTAAATTATAAGGCAAGAAAAAAGCCACTAAGAATATAGTGGCAATAATAATTTTTGTATTTAATTTTTTAAGCATTTGATTTGCCTCCTTTTAGTCTTCAACTTCTTCACAATAACTAACATCTAAAACAATATTATCATCTTCGTCATCTATTTCCCAATACCATTCCCCCTTCAATATGTTTTTGAGAGTTTTCTCAAAATCTTCTGAATTTATAATAGCATCTACTTCTTCGGAAGTTAATATTATTGTACTGCTTGTGGCTTCTATTCCATAACGCATACATTTATTTTTAACTTCTTTTGTAATTCTTTCAGCAAGGTTATTTAATATTTCGTTTTTCATAGTATTTTCCTCCTTAATTTGCCTTTACAGATACAATAATATCGTCTGTAATATTATTAGTTCTGTTGTCGTTCATTGTCATTGTGATTTTTTCAGCCAGTTCGTAGCCCTTTATGCCTTTAAATTGCCACATTTCGCCAGTTGTGTCGGTTACTGTAACAATGTTGGTTATATCATCAAGGTTTGTTATTTTGCCTTGTAATGTATAAGTAGTAGTAATCGTTGTGGCTTCTATTGGTGTCATTGCAATACTTAAAATGCTTAGTGTTGTAAATATTGTTGCTGTTAAAAATCTTTTAAATTTTTTCATAAAATCTCTCCTTATTAATTTGCTTTTAGGCATAAAAATAACAGCCACCGTTTGATGACTGTTATTAGTTTTGGTTTCGCTTATTTATGCAAATATTTTTGAACAAACTGTGGAAGTTCATAATAATAGTAATCATATTCCTCCTCAATCTGTTCAGCCATTGTACCACAGTAATTTGTAGTCCAATCCTCCCATTCAATCCCTTGTTCCTCTTTCAGCCAACGGTGGAATGGTAATTTGCCTTCCGTATTAGGAGTTGGAATATTTTCAATATCAAAGTCTGTTTCTTCAATATTGTACCAATCCATTTCCCATTCATTGTTTACCTTTTCATAGATACTTACGCATCCATTACATTCCCAAGTGCTTGTTGCAATGGGATTCCCTGTTTCGGTATTTACACCGTACCAAAAGCCCTCTTTAAGGGTGAATCCGTGGTACTGGGCAGTTTCAAAGTCTGTCATTTCCTTTAATTTGAGCATAGTTGCCTCCTTATGTGAGAGTCCTCACCCCCAAATATTTTTATACGCATTTGGGTTGCGTTAGTTATTATGTATGGATATTGGTTTCCCATTTATATAAATGGTACTTACGGTGAGAACCACGGGAAGGTTTCCAACACTCCCACCATAAGGCAAAAATTAATTTGCCTTTTCATTATCTTCATCTTCGTGACGGCGTAATGATACACCTTTTTTATTTATTATTACATCGTATTCACCGTCACAGAAATCTTTCATTAGCCCTTCTGTAATAATAGATAACGGTAAACCGTAACTATTTTTACAACAGTCTTTGAATTCTTCAAAAAGTGTTTCTTCCAATGTAATATTTACATTCTTTGTAGCCATTAGACCACATCCTTTCAATGTATTTTTTTCTATTATTCTAACACAGTTTTAAAATAGTGTCAAAATGTAAATTAAAAGGATGTAATCCAATCTCCTGTTTCCCAGGCTTCCCAAACTTTCAACAGTTCTTTTCTGTTCGACTCTTTTATTTGTTGAATAAAGTTGTTAAAATATTCTATTGGTAGTCTAGGAATAATTGGGTGTTTTTCGTGTTCTGTTGGAATCCATTCTTCATCATCTACAGAACGCAAAGCTATATCTATCATTCTCTCACCTACTAATAAATAGTCGGCAAAAATTGATATTGTGCAATTTTTGCATTGATATTTTAAATGTATACCATCACCTTCAGAAGCTCTCTGAAGTATTATTGTTACTGTCTCAGCATTTAAGCCGTTTAAAAGTATTTTATTCATTAGTATTCCTCCTAGTATTCGTTTTTTATTTTTATGACGCAAACCCTCTTACATTATTACACCATTTTCTTTTAAGTATAATAATAAAAAATTGAGTGTATCCAAGTTATGGTTTTTCATAGTTGTATACACTTCATAAATGGCATCATAATCAGCCTTAAAAGCTTTTTTGATACCATCTAAAAGCATTTGGTCTATATCGGTGTCATTAATGTTACAGTAAATTATAATAAATTTTTTAATTGACATAGCATACCTCCTTAGGCAATTCTACCTCTTGCATATTTTTATACGCTTGCAAGTAGCGTTAATTTTTTGGCTTGTCATCATCAGTATACAAGTAGCCAACTTGCATAGACTAGGCGTAAAGCCTAGTTTCGACTAATCGTCATCTTCTAACGGTGTTTCTTTATCAGGTACAATCATACCGTCAGAATTGATTTTTGCTGTACCAACCTCTAGCACAAGATTATTTTTCGCATATTCAAGTGCAAGTTCGTGCGTTTCAAAAATAATGATGTGCTTTTCAGCTGGCATCATATCTAATACGCACTTTTCAATTTTTACATATCCGTACACTTCTAGCCCACCTCCTTTTATTTGAATTTTTATATAAAAATACGCACTATAGCTGTATTAATAAATAATACATATAGTGCGTAAATTATAGCAAAATTAATTCAATTCAACCATTTTTACATCGTGATGGGTACTTGTACCAGCCGTAAAGACGCAACCAATTTTTCTATTGTAAATACGCCCAACCCATTCTAGGTGTATTAACGGTTTGCCGTTGACTTCGAAGAAAATATCTTCAGGTAATAACTTATGCAAGCCATATTTTATGGTGTGTTTTGCACACGCTAGTAATAGGCTGCCTGGTGTAGTATCTGATGTTATAACGGTTACTGGTAATCCTAAACAACTTACCATTTAAAGCACCTCCAATTTGTAAATAACTAATAGGGAATAAAAAAAGACTACCAAAAAAGGTAGTCTATAGGTGTTATAGTGTTAAATTATAAATCCCACATCAACTGGTTTATGGTTAGGTGTGATACTTTTAACCTTTTTTCGCCTTGTAATCGTGTCGTTTGATTGCATAGTAGTATACTCTTTACTTGTATATTTTACCACGCAACGACCTTTTAAGCCGTTTTTATCAATCAAAGGTTTGATAAACTTATTGTAGTAACCAGCCACGCACTTATTGTGTGTATTTAATGTTACCCACTTATTGTCAGTAAGTACCTTGATGTAATTACTTGTATAATCATCTATAAGCCAAACTGACGCCTGGTTATTGTGCATAAGGTTAAATGTTCCATAGCACGCACCTTGTGAGAATATATACCCGTAAAGGTTAAATTGTTTTTTTACTATATTGAATTTTTTCATTATAATCACTCCTATTAGTTAAAATTTATTGCACTAAAAAAGGGGCTGTATAGCCCCTTTAGGTTGGGTTTTTATATCGTTGGTACAATTTTAGACAACGCACCAAACAATTTTTTGTTTTTTTTGTTGAACATTGGATATAGGTTAATGATATAACCGTGATTTTTATCTACATAGCTTTCATATTTAGTAACACAATCTTCTACTGTATTACCGAATACATTTACATATTTTCTATTAGTATCTGTATCGTAGACACCGAAATATTTTAGCATAAATTATACCCCCTTTAGGTTAGATTTCGTAAAGGTTGCTAACAACCTTTACTGGTTTATCCTTCTTTGAATAGCCGACACGCTCACCGATTGTGCTAAGAATAATCTGTTTTATTAACTTATTTTTACTATTCAACACTTGCTTATTAGTAAGTGTTTCGTAATTTCTGACACCTTTAGCATTAAAAGTGCCAGACTTTATAAACGCAACACACAAAATATAATCAAGTGTATTGGTGCCAATGTTTGTTAACTTAAAATTAGAGTTATCCCCTAATCTATCGTTGACAAAACCCATTATTTTATTTTTGATAGCTTTAGTGTCTTCAGCTGTTTTATTATTATTGCTATAATAATTGTAGCAATCTTGGACTAACTCAGTAGCCCCTTTAAAGCTGACAGCCTTCAAAGGCTTCCAGCTCCAAGCTAGAAGCTTAGTTACACCGTCGGCATTTTGAAAGTTTTTATAACTTCCTTTGTATTGATTTTTAATTTCTTCAAGCTTTTGAAGTTCGTTTTCAAGAACTTCAAGCTTTTCCTTGTCTGTACCGTTTTTATTTTTTTCATTAGTGATGTTATTTTTCACTTCACTAATTTTTAGTGACAATTCAAGAGCAAATAAGCCTTCAACTGCCTCTTTGAACTCACTCTCATATTGACTTTTTAAGTTGTTCAAACCGACTTTTTTTTCGCCGATTTCAAATAATTTAAAATCAACTGTTTTGATTACAGTTGTTTTTTCAGTTGTAGTAGTAGTTTTTGTTGTTTTAGTCATACATATACCACCTTTTTAATTTTTTTGACAATTTTAATTTTACAACTAGATACACTTCTAACCTCGAAAAAATGCACGCAAAAACATTGTGCCATAACAAGTGCCATACTTGTTAGGTCTTTTTTTGTCATACAATATTCGCCACAATTTTTATTATTGTTAGCTGTTCTATACAGAACAGCCCTTTTTTGTTGCTAGTTTAATTTTTTCTATACAGAAAAATTAAACAAATAACAAAAATTATGTACTTGTTTTCAAAGTTCACTAGTTTTTCAAAAAACTAGAAAAAAATATGTAATTTGTAAAAAAGAATTTAAAATTTTTGTAAAAAGATAAAAAAAGAGAGTATAAAAAATGATATGCCAAAAAGAAAAAAATTACTTGACATTTTTTTTAAAAGATGATAGACTACTAATGTAAAAATCAGTAGTCAAAAATGACTATCTTTTTACAATATTTAATTTAAAGAGTACAGCCGATTTTGAAAGAGTAGCTGTACTCTTTTCTTATTCTTATTACATTTATTATTATAACAGATGTTTTTACATCTGTCAATAGATTTTTAAGTTTTTTTCTTAAAAATCTATTTATTTTTTGTCTTATCTCTTTAAGACATTTATTATTATACAGTATCTTTTTTATTTTGTCAATAGTTTTTTAATATTTTTTCTTAAAAATTCGATAAAAATATTTTTACCTTATTTACCAATAATAACCATAGAAAAATTACTGGTTATTTTTTAATTCCTTTATATCATATCAACTTGCTAGGATATAATGTAAAATGTTGTTTTACAGTCGTTTTTGGGGAAAGGAGGGGGTGGCAAAAACCAGATTTTAACTATCAAAATCACTTCTAGGTATAAGCTATTTCATCCACACACCAACTCAAAAATCCAACTAAAATTTACCAATTTTCCTCTACAAAAATAACCTCTCAAATCCCCTATTTTACTAGCAAAATTCGCACTTTTTACTTTCAAACCATTTATCGTACACCTTATCGTTCAAGCCCTTGAAAATCAGTCTTTTCAATACTAAAAATTCACAAAAATAAATAATTACCAATTCAAAATTAATACACTAAATCATCAAATAATAAAATAAAATAGTAATCAGAACGATAACACTTTTATGTCAAAACCACTTCAAAAACTTTAAAAGAAATTATCAAGCAATTTTATCTTTGATACATCTTGCTAAATCCAGTTATTTCCACATACAATGCTGTTAATCACACAAAATTTAATACATTTATTACATATCACTATACTAAAACCTATGTATTTTTAAGTTATTTTAAAGAAATTTTCTTAATATTTTTAAAGAAAAATAAATTAATCTCAATTAATAACTATAGATTTTTTCTTAGATTTTAATATTACATTTCTATACTCTTCTATTTCCTATTAAATAAATCTCTATAAAAAAATAGTCCCTTTGATAAGGGACGGTCTTTCTGAAATTATGAGCAAAGCGAATAATAGAAGAAAGAATTTTGGGATAGACAAAACTTCTTATATAAACCAATTATAAATAGAGAATATATAAGTGTAATAAAATTATTTTATATTAAAGGAGAGAGTATAATGAATGCTTATTTAGTACCTATATCAACCAATAAATCTAAAAATTTTAATTATCTTAGACTTTGTTTTGCATCTAGTGAGAAAGAAGCTTACATTCGGACAAGTAAAGAATTTCCCCTTAATGAAATTCAATCATACAAAGAAATTCCTTATAACATTTTTGATATTAATTTTTTTAGTATAAAAGAATCTATCATCTTTAATAAATCAAAAAAATATGATATAATAAAGAAAATATATACTAAGGAGAGGATTAATATGGATATTTATGATTATATGGATTGGGGAGACTATAATGCAAAAATCAAAGAACTTGCTGGAAAAGCCCTACCCGAAAAATGGAGTTTTGATAATAATGAAGATAATTATATTTTAAAGAATTATTTAAAATACACTTTTAACAAGCTTCAAGATGAAGGTAAAGTTATAGAAACAGAAGATTATTGTGTTTTTGATACTGGATTATTTTCTTGCTATTATGAACCAATTTATGCTTATGGTGAACTAAATAAAAATAATGATGAAAATGCTGAAAAATGGTTCTTTAAAGGATTCAAGGATAAATATGAATTAGGAGCATTAGATGTAATTAAGGATTTTCCACAAAGAGCAGATTTCTTTTCTGACCCTTCAAGATTAGTGTTTAATTGGCATTTAGAAGTAAATAAAAATTATAAACACATTCTTGATGACTTAAATACATCCCAAAGATTGCCTGATTCTATTAAAAATAGCGAAAGACCTTTAGATGTATTAAAAGGAGTTATAGATACTGCTATCCAAAAAGTAATAGCAAATTATAAATTAGCAGTTCCTCATTATTATCAAAATAAAATACAATTATTAGTTCCTTTATGTTTTGGGAGAGATGATAAACCTGATGTGGCATTAGTATTGGATTTGAAGAAAAATGGATACTATCAGGCTACAACATGTTTATCTATGGAAATGGCTTATATGGATGCAAGATTAATAGCAAAGCCAGAATCTAATTGGTTAATAGCTGAAAATATAAAAGAAGATTAAAATATAAAACAAAATAAGATTAATTAAGTAAAAGACAGTTGATTTTTCACTGTCTTTTTTTTATTGCCTATATTACAAGCTTCGGTATAAAAGAAGAAATATTTATCCAGTATAGATTAACAATAGTGAAAGTAAATAGAGAATATACACTATAGATAAAATAATTTACTATAAAACACCATTATAAACATAGAACTTCAATATAGCCAATATAAAAAAGAGAATGTATATATGATTTACTCTAAGAAAATAAAAACAAAATTATATATAACATCTTTCTCAAAGAGAGAAATAAAGATTATAGACATAGAATCATTGATATTTAACCACTACAAAATCAAATGTATAAATAAATTCAATGTATAAAAAGAGAAATATATTTTATCAAGATAGCTGTAATTTATTAGTTGTACTGTCAAACATGAGATTAATGATTAATAAAGAAGTTAAATATAGTTGTAATAGAAATGAAGATATAAACAGAGAATAAAGTATAGAGAATACAATAATTTTATTGCCAGTGGCACTATTGGTCATTCATTGCACGCAATGAACGCCCTTGTGTCCTACTAAAGCAGTCCACAAATATATTTATATTATTCTTACAACTTTTTATATAGTTCTCTTTAAGCAAAATCTCTTAAAACCCTTTATTTATAAGGCTTTTATTTTAATTTTAACTCTTTTTGATGTATAAATGATTTTACCCTATTTTATAACTAATCATTATTTTTTCCTTATTTTATAGGTAAAATATGTAAACACTTTTTTTAGAAAAAAGGAGTTAAAATTTTTATTTAAACCAAACATCAATTGATTGAATATTACAACCTTTAATAGAGAATATATAAATAACAGCTAAATTATTAACAAAACTAATGAACGAAAGGAAGAAACGAAAATATGAAATTTGATTGTAAAGTTAATATTGTTGATGCAATTATGGGTGCTGGTAAAACAAGTGCCATAATCAATCATATTAATAGTTCAGATGAAGATGAAAAATTCTTAGTAATCACACCATTTCTTGATGAAATAACAAGATATAGAAAATATTGTAATAAGAAGAATTTTAAAACTCCAACATTTTTAAAAGACAACGGAAAGGCTAGTAAATTAAACGACTTAAAGAGATTAATAGATAAAGGTGATAACATTGTATCAACTCATGCTTTGTTTCAAAGATTTGATAATGAATTAATAGATTTATGTAGAGCAAAAAATTACACACTTATTATGGATGAAGTAGCAAATGTAATTGAAGAATACAATTTAAGTAAACAAGACTTTGAAATTTTAAAAAATACATATGTAGATATAAATCCTGAAACAAAACAACTTATATGGAAAGAAGACTACTCTGATTATCAAGGTAAATTTGATAATGAGAAAAGATTATGTGAATTAGGAAGTCTAGTTTGTTATGGAGACAACCTAATGGTGTGGTTATTTCCAGTAGAGACGTTTAACTCATTTAGAAATATTTATATTCTAACATATTGCTTTAATATGCAAATGCAGAAATATTATTATGACTATTATGGAATTCAATATACTTATTGGTCTGTACAAGGTCAATCTTTAGAAGCATATCGCCTAATCCCTTATGATAGTGAGATAAAGTATAATTCTTACGATTACAATAAGTTAATTCACATTTGTGAAGTTGAAAAATTAAATATGATTGGAGATAGAGAAACTGACCTTTCCTATTCTTGGTATAACAGGAATAAAAATAACGCCTCTATGAAAGTTCTAAAAAATAATTTGTACAACTATTTCCATAACATAAGAGAGAATAAAGCAGAGGACAATATCTGGACAACGTTTAAAGAGTATAAAGAGATACTTAAAGGAAAAGGATATACAAAAGGATTTCTTTCGTGTAATGCAAGAGCAACGAATGAATATAGAAACAGAACTTCAGTTGCATATACAATTAACAGATATTTAAACCCATTCATTAAAAGTTTTTTTAAAGTGAATAATATATCAGTTGACGAAAACGGCTATGCACTCTCAGAAATGCTTCAGTTTATATGGCGTTCAGCTATTCGTGATGGGAAAGAAATATGGGTTTATATTCCAAGTATAAGAATGAGAGAACTTTTAAAACAATGGATTAAAGATAATTCTAAATAAGTTTATTACTTAAACATAAAAAGAGAATAACTACATATACAACCAAATAAACTTTGACAACTTGCCAATACAAAAGCACGCAATTGTTAAAGATTAGATGGAGAATATAATAATGAAGCACTTAATATGTGTCTTCATCTTAAATTATTAAAGAAAGGAAAGACCTAAAATGAGTAAAGAAATAACTAATGTATCTATTGATGTATTAAAAATACATCCACGTAACACTGAATTTTTTGATGATATATCTGGTAAACAGTATGAGGAATTTAAGAACTCTATTAAAGAAGAAGGTATTATATCAGAAATTATTGTAGCACCAGATATGACCATTATATCAGGTCATCAACGTTATAAAGCTGCGAAAGAACTTGGAATTAAGATGATTCCTATTAGAATCAGAGAAGATTTAATTGATGAGAATAAGAAATTAAAAGTTCTTCTTGCTGCTAATTTTGGTAGAAGTAAGAATGATGAATCAAAACAGCGAAAGGTTGCAGTTGAATATGTAAAGCTATGTGGATATAAGAACGGAGAAATTGGTAAAAATCATTCTCAGGATTCCCATAATGGGAAAGCTGAAAAACTTACACTTGACCAAATTGCAAAGCAATTAGGTACATCAAAGACAAATCTTACAAGAGCTTTATCCATTGAACGCAACCTTACTGAGCCAATGAAACAACTTCTTGATGATGGTGTAATTTCAAAAACAATTGCATCAGATTTAATTGCTTCGTTATCTAACGATGAGCAAGAAGAATTAATTAAGTCTATGGATATAACAAAGAAGATCACCAAAGGACAAGTTCAGCAATACATAGATAGGATTAAACAGCTTGAAAATGATAATCCAAAAGTAAAGGAATTACAGACACAGCTTTCTGAATTAAAAACAGAGAAGAATATATTAGAGCGAAAAGTTAAACTCAATCAAGAAGAAGCTGATAAATACAATGAATTGAAGTCTAAAATTGAATTTCTTACAAAGCAGAAAAATGATTTAGGTCGTCAAATTGATTCTGCAACCGAATTGGCTGGTCTAACTGTAAGATTACAGAAGTTGTTAGAAACAGAACTTGCACCAATAAAATTTAAGCGTTGTATGGAAGAATTAAACTCTAGTGATGTGTGTGTAAACAATTTAATGGATGTTATCAATAGAATTGATGATTGGTCTAACGAAATGAAGAAGCTTTTAAGCAACAATGATTATGTTGTAGATTTATAATAACAAAAGGAGAAATATATGATGGAAAATTTAATTAAGGTAGAAACAGAGAACTCAAACATTGATGAAATCTTAGCAACTTCGCAAAATGGTGTGATTGAAGCATTGAAAATTATTAACAACCAAAACAAAAAGCGTGATGAAAAGATTAAGATTATGGAGCAAGAACAAGAGAAAACATTAACAAAGGTTGAAAAATTAGAGAAGAACACAAATGTTATCTGCTCGCCTTTTCATTCAAAGAGAAAGAAGAACTTTAAGAAGATATGTAAATCAAGAGTTTGGAATCTTTTCAATAATGAGTCTACTAACTATGAATATGTTTTGTTTAGTTCATTCTTGTTCAAGAAGATTTATGCAGATATTGCTTCTAAATTTGAATTGGACAGTTGGTTTGATTTAAGCATGGAGAATTATGAACAGGATAATAGCATGTATTCTCAAGCGAAAGATTTTGTAACCTACTGGATTCCTACCGCTTGGTATATTAAATATTGTTTGAATAGCTTAATTGAGAAAAGAGATAACGGCTTGCTTAGTTCTGAAAAATGTCGTGCATTGACACAGTATTTAAAAGCAACTAACAATGGCGAAATCAATCCATTCGACATTTGTTGATGTAAAAGGATAATAAAATCAGATAATAAACGATACTTCTTGCTTTATTCTATAAAGTGAGAAGTGTTATAAAAGGAGAATAAAAGTATGAAGAACGAAAAATATAAAGATTTAGGAAGCGCAATATCAGTAAACATTTCAGGCAACTTCCAAATTGTATGTATGTACAAGCATTATAAAGATGTACCAGATGACGAATACTATAAATTATATCTGTACATAAGGAAAGAAGATATTGAGATTATGGATATTATATGGGATTATGCTGGTTATCGACTTAAACTTCCAAATGGTGTTCCAAGTAAAATTGGGATTAGTAAATACATTCGAAATTTAGATGAGAATGGTAGTTTAGATACTTGCAAACAAAATTATAATTCATTAATTGATTATATAGATATTGGTATAGATGTAACAGAGAATAATTAAAAAGAGAATGTAAGTATAGGCGACTAACCTATAATAGCTAGTCGCCTACAAAGAAAAAAGATTATAAAACAATAATATAAAGAGAATTAAAAGAGCAACAAATAAAGAACAGAATAAAAAAGCATTTAAACTTCCATCATAAAAGATGAAAAGCCTTAAACTTTACTGTTAGGCTCAAAATATCTCTTTTTTATGGGGTGATGACTTCCCCTATTATATTATTGTTTTAGCATAAAATTTATGCCAATTTTATTATATTATATTTGCTTTTATTTTTCAATGCTTATATTAAAAATATATAAAGAATATAAAAAGTCACATTATTTCGGAAAGGATGATGCGATATAAGAGAATTATTTAAAAAGGAGAAAGAAAATAGTGAGAGAAAGATATAAAAGAGTTTATTTAACACAGGAAGAAGATTACAATTGTAGATTTGGTGGATGTATTTCTGAAGATGATTTTACTACTAATTATAACAGAATGCGTAATTCTACATCAATAGCAGATAGGATTATGGCAGATATTAACTTTAATCAAAGATTACAGGCTGTCACAAAAATCAAGAAAGAAAGAAGGAATAAAAGTGATAAGTAATAAGTTTTATATTCCTTCTATAGATGCAAAAGATATATATTTGGCATCACATTGTAACTACAGCGAATTAAAAGAATATAGTTTAAAGCTAAAAAACGGAGATTACAATCTACGAAAGTTCATTAATTCTTATGATGATAGCCTAGATTTAATAGAGTTGTTAGATATTTATACAAAGAAGTATAGAAGAAATGATATTATTTTTAAAGTTAAAAAGAATAGATATTCTGTCCATATAATCAATCTTACCTTTAAATATTCGGTTAAAGAATGGAATCAAATGAACAAAAATACTTTTGTTAAGTTTGGATATAATTATAGAGATTTATTATTTGAAGATTGTGTTGCAAAAAATGAAGACGGAGAAATAGTTGGAGTTCAAATAAATGAAAAAGTAAAAGATATAAAGACTTTACCAACCCCTTTTTTTAGCAAAGAAATTCAAATAAAAGATAAGAAGGATAAGAGTGTTGTCAAAGAAGTTCAAATGCAATACTCAAAAAAAGGTGATTTTAAGATTATAAAAAACAATTCTCAGCTTAGAAAGGAATTATACGAAAACGGATTTTATTGTGATGGTATTAAATATTGCCGTCTTAAAAGGTCTACTGGTTCAGCAAGAGTGGGAAAATGTTGGTTTATTAACGAAGATTTATTTGAACCACTTCTAAAATTTAGTTCTGGAAAGATTGTTCCAAAGTTAGGACAAGAGATAGATTTGGCGGCATATGAGGGATATATAGCCCTTCCATCTAGTAGTATTATTGATGTATTACCTATTAAACCAGAAAATATTCTGTTAATTGATGATTATACGAGTATGTTTCAAGAAGATGTAATTGAGACACACGATGAAGATGGATGCTTAAAAACCACCGAAAAAAGATGCGACATTGAAAATGTTATTTGGGATGGACAATCTCTTTTAGACATATCTTTGTTTGGAGATTATAAAAATTATGGAATGCTTCTACTGAGAAATCTAATGTTTAAGTCTTGTTGTTTTAATTGTAATATACAACAATGGTTTAAAGATAATAACATAACAAGCATATCTCAACTTAATGGAAAGACGATAGCGACAAAAATCGAAGATATAAAATTAATTACAACGCCAAGTAGTATTAAATATTTAAAGTTTGGAACATGGGAAGAATGGTTAGATAATTTGTATCCTAATTTTGGGGTTGTGAAACATGATAAGAAAACTCATTTCTTTGGTGGTCGATTAGTACAGACTCATTATCAATTGATCAATACTCTTCAAATGTCGAAAGATGAAGTAAGAGAGTTTTTGGAAGATTCTCTTAGTTTTGCTCAGATGTTAAGAGATAGACCAGAAGTTGTTCGTCATTATATTAAATATCCTGATATTGATGAAATGAATCCTTTGAATTCACCAATGAGTAGTAAAAATGATGTAGTATATAATTTGATGTGTATAAATGACAACTTTACAAAAACAAAGTATTATCAAGAATTTCTTATTGATTTACTTCGTTCTTATTATAAGAATCTCAAAAACGGACATGTTTATGTAAACGGCAACTATTCTACATTATTAGGTAATCCAATAGAAATGCTCAGACAATCTATTGGTAAATTTAATGGGAGTAGTCAAATAGGAGCAGGAAATATACATAGCACACGTTTTGAGTATAATAAAACTCTCTTAGCAAGTAGGTCTCCTCATGTTACGATGGGTAATGTTTGGTTACCATATAATACAGAAAACAAATTGATAGACTGTTATTTTAATCTTACCAATGAAATTGTATGTATTAATTCCATTGGAGAAAATGTATTGCAAAGATTAAGTGGTGCAGATTTTGATTCAGATACGGTAATGCTTACGGACAATGAAACACTTATTCGTGCTGCTAAAAGGAATTATCACTTATTTAAAACCCCAACCTCTTTTGTTAGTTCTACAAAGGTAAAAAGATATTATACGCCTGAACAGCAAGCCGACCTTGATATTAAAACTGCTGATAACAAAATTGGTGAAATCATAAATTTATCTCAAGAGTTGAACTCATTATTGTGGGAAAGAATGTATTATGGGGCTACATATGATGATATTAAAGAATTATACTATGATATTTGTCAATTAGATGTAATGAGCGGTATCGAGATTGACTTTATTAGTCTCGGCGTACAGAAATGTGCGTAAAAATTAATGTATTGAATTGCTGGAAAATCGTAAAGCTGTATTAACTAAAACATATAGATGAAAAATGCTACAATGTGAATGTTACGAAAGTAGAAAAAATAATACAGATACAAGCAAGGTTAAATCCTAAACTTATAAAACTATTTTTAATTTTGTTTAAAAGGGAGGTGATATAATGGGAAAATCAATAATTCAAAATAAGTATAAATTGTTTAATGATTATGCAATAGGTTATTGTAAGAATGGAATTGAGTTTTATATAGATATTGAAGATTATGAAAAAGTAAAACCATATAATTGGAGAACACATGGAAATGCTATTGAAACAAATATTAACAGAAAATGTGTGCAATTATCAAGATTTATTCTAGGAGTGACGGATAAAAACACTAAGGTTTTATTACAACATCCATTTGACTATAGAAAAAAGAATTTATTTTATAGAAATAAATATATTCTCTTTAAGGATTATTACGAAGGAGAATGTTTTGATGGTACAAAATTTAAAATAGATGTTAATGATTTTGAAAAAGTAAAAAAGTATACGTGGCATTTAGCAAATGGCTATATTGTTGGAAAAGTCAATAAAAAAGAAATTAAATTACATAGATTCCTTATGGGTATTAAAGAAGGATATGAAGTAGATCATATTAATAGAGACCCATATGATAATCGCCGTATTAATTTGAGAATTGTGAATAGAAGTAAAAATATGCAAAATACAGGTATTAGTAAAAATAATACTACTGGATATAAGGGTGTTTATAAAATGCACGATTATGACAAATATTGCGCACAAATTAACATAAACGGGAAACGCATATATTTAGGTTCTTATGATACAATAAATGAAGCATATATTGCCAGAAAAAATGCAGAAGAAAAATATAAATATAATAATATATAAAAATAGTTAAAATCGATAATCAGCAGCCAAGCCTCGAATAGAGGAAGGTTCAACGACTAAGTGCTCTAAAATCGCAGAGACAGCAGTACACCCTTCAAAATTAAGGTGAAGATATAGTCTTTTCTTATGTGAAAGCATAAGCAGCGTAAGCGTATTAGATGTAGCGAATCTAATAGAAAGAAAAAGTGATAAGGCAAAGAAAGAGTTTGTAATCAATAACAGTAAGGAACTTGATAGGCTTCGCCAGAAATATGATAAAGTTTTATGTGAATATGAAGATACGGAAGACGGAAAATCAGTTAAAGGAAAGAAAAGAATGCCACATTTCTTTTCTCATATCGCTAAACAAAAAGGCTATTACAATCCAATTAAAAAGGATTATGTTAAATATCATACTTCAATGGACTACTTGCAAACTATAGTTAATGGATTTAAAATTAAAAATCCTTATAAAAAAGATTGGTTGCCATTTGTATCTATATTGGATAACTCATTATTTAGAACATCTGGTGTAAATCAAAAGCAGATAAATAAAATTTATAGTATATTGAAGAAATTTATAAATGAACGTAAAAGTATTTATGGTTCTGAAAATGATAGTAAAGAAGATAAAAATGAAAGAGCAAATAAGCTAAGAGAAGACCTTATTTCGGAAATTGAGAGTGAAACTATTGGGTTTTCTACTTTATATAGACTTCTTTCTTCTTTGGAAGACAAAGAAAATTCTCAAGTAAAGAATATCCTATTGGAAGTATTATATTTGTGTGGGAATAAGAGTTTTAATAAAGCAATTATAGAATCTGCTCAAGAAATTCTTCAATTAGAAGAAGATGGAGATGATATTAAGTTGTTTAATATTGGTTATAAGATCAAAAATAAGATGATTTATTATAAAGAATAATTATCATCTTCATTAATTTTTTGCATTTTTAATGTAAAATTCGGCGTTTGAGGCTTAATTACACCACCTACTGTGGCGCTATTTTTAAGTTACATAGGAAGGGGTAAGTTATCTATCTATTATTTAAAAACACACATTGCCGTTCAGCGGTATGAAAAAGACATAAGTATATTTATTATCTATTTTAATTTAAGATGACTACCCTATTCCATTTTCGTATTGTTTAATTTATGTTAATTATATCAAAGGAGTGACTATAATACAAGAGAAAAAATATTATAATCAAAAAGATGTTATAGAAGAAATAAATTTAAGAACAGGTTGTTCACTAAAGGATATTTGTAAAATCATAAATACTTTAGGAGATGTGGTAAAGGATAAATTTAGTGATAGTGATAATTTTGTAGAGTTAAAATTATTTCCTGGACTAAAAGTAACTTCAAGGTATATACCATCCGAACAATCCGTTACAAATAGATTAAATACGAATTCAGATTACTCTATATTTATGTCATCAGTGTTTACAGATGATTTTAGAAAAAAAGTCAGATATTTGCATAATTGTGAAAAAAATAAATGACTTAAAAGTTCATAATGTTACCTCATATATTCTCTTATTCAAAGAGTAGGTATTCCCTACTCTTTTTTGCGTTATTGGTTTAATGGTAGAACATCAGTCTTCCAAACTGAGGGTACGGGTTCGATTCCCGTATAGCGCTTAATGTCATTTAAGTGACATAATAAAAACGAAAGAAGGAATTATTATAATTAATATTAGCAAAGAAGAAGCAAAGTATCTTAGAGATAAGGGTCTTGGTTATTTTATTAATCATACTTATACTAGATACAAGCATTATTTCTTAGTTGAAGACAAGAAGGCAATGAAAGCTCTTAATAAATACAGAGAAAATATTATTAGCTATTCAAGATTTGCATAATTAAAGATGGAATGAAAGGAAGATTTAAATGGCAAAGTTAAGTAAAAGCACTACATTTAAGAACGCTACGATAGACTTAAATGACATGACGATTACAGAATACAATAAGGACGATTGTAAGACTTACAATTTAAGACAGTTACTTGAAGACTGGGATAAAGTTGAAGGTATTTCTCTTACAATTAAACAGGACGATGAAATTCCTGCCACTAATGATTAAGGGAGTGTTATTAACTGTTTAATATTGAAGAAGAATTAAAAAAGTATGAATTAACTACAGACAGGTATGAGCAATTGTTACAAGATTGTTCAAATAAGGTACAGCATATTTCTGACGATGACTGGTCGGAAATCTGTGCTAGATATGGTCTTGAGTTTAATCCTGATACGATTCGTAAAGGTTCACAACCACCTCTTGTAGGTTCTGCATTTGTGTCTGAATATTATAAGTGGAAAGAAAGTCAGAGTGATTCATCACACGATGACAAATATCTTAAAGAACTTGAAAATCAGAAGCGTGAATTACAGAAAGAACGAGTGAAAGTTCGTGATGAAAGAAATGAATTAAATCGTGTAATTCGAGAAGAAGCTAGAAAAGAAAGTTATAAAGAGCAGGTAATTAGAAATATTTTAGAATATCAGAGTTCCCCTCTTTTATATGATGAATCAAAACAGTTTACTGGTGTTTTAAAAACAGACAATGATTTAATTATCTCATGTACAGACATTCACGCTGGAATTGAAATTGATAATTATTTCAATAAATTTGACGAAAATGTATTAAAAGATAGATTTAATCAGTATCTTGATAAGATTTTTGAGGTTCAATTAAGACATGGTTCAGAAAATGCCTACGTAATTTTATCTGAATTGGTTTCAGGAATTATTCATAATGAATTAAGAATTGAGAATAATCAAAATTTAATCGAACAGTTTTTGAGTGTTACGAATTATATTTCTCAATTCTTAGCTGAATTAAGTTATCATTTTAATACAGTAAATGTATATATCTGTCCAGGCAACCATTCTCGTATTTCTCCTAAAAAAGAAGATTCTTTAAAAGGAGAAAACATCGACCATCTTGCTATTCCATTTTTGGAAGCAAAATTACAGAATTTTGACAATATTAAATTTTATAAAAACGAAATAGAGGAATCTATCGCCATGTTCACCGTGAGAAATAATATTGTTATGAGTTCACATGGAGATAAAGATTCTCCTAGTAATGTCGTACAGAAATTTACATTTTTATTTGGGACTTGTCCATCCTTAGTGTATCTCGGTCATAGACACAAAAATGGGTTAACGACCGTGTACAATACTAAAGTAATAGAAAGTGGAACACTATCAGGAACAGATAATTATGCATTAGATTTACGATTACATACTAAGCCATCTCAAACCATTTCTGTTGTTACAAAGAATGGATTAGATTGCCTGTATGATGTAAAATTTAACTAGACCAGAACTCGACTGGCATTAATAAACGAGAATAACTTATGTTAGCCATATTGGTTCACGATTAACCGTGTTTTAAAACAAAAAATCGTAAAAGTTATGAGAGAGTTGACCAGATTGGCAGCTACTCTCTATTTTTGTAAACAAAAAAATAAAAATTATTAAGAATGAAAGGAATTAAAAAAAATTATGACAAAGTTAGAATTAATTAGAGAATACACAGAAAGAGTAAACGACGTATTTGCAGGTTTAGAAATTAATAAGAAGTTCAATCAGAAGGAAACAGAAGCTTTTCTCTCTACATTTGAAACAATGATTGTAGAAAATCTTACAGCTAATAAGGAAGAAAAGATTCCATTTGGTAGACTTGGTGCATTTTCTGTAAAGAATGTTCCAGAAAAGAGTGGTGTTTCTAAGCTTGGTGGAGTTGAAAAGCCATGGCACACAGAAGCTCACTCAGAAATCACATTCAAGATGAATAAGAGTGCTAAGAATATCTAATTTAGGAGAGTGAGTTATTTGGAAACATTAAAATTCTCATGTGTAGAAGATTTTTGTGAATATATTGTAGATACAATACATGACATTGCAAAAGAAGACCCATTAAATGATGTAACAGTTATTGCAAAATATGACGAAATGAGAGAAATCTTTGCAGAGTTAATCAGATATGGTTATGAATGTATGTCCATTGATACATTCCATCCTGTAGATTTTGACGGCTACAATGGTGAATATGTATTAATGATTTATGACAACGAACTCTGGTTGAGTTTAGCTAGAAATAAAGAAGGTATCTATTATGATAACTGTGGTGCTTCTAAGGTCTTTATTTTAGATAATTGTAGCTCAAAGGTAATTCAGACTGTTGACACAGATGATGCTTATGAGGTAAATATTGAAGAAGAAGACGATGATGCTTGTTGTGGTTGTTGCGATTGTTGTGAAGCACATAATCAAGCGGCAGAAATCTTAAAAGACGAAGATGGCAATATTTGTGGCTTTGCAATAACAAAACATACAGATAATGGACATTCTTCTTATTCTTATTACAATAGCAATGGTTTAGATGTTGAAGATTTAATCGAAAAGTTAAGATTTGATTTTTAAATATGGGAGTGCGTGGTAAATACTGCGCACTCTTTTATTATGGCTTAATAGCTTAATGGTAAAGCATTCAAGGTAAAACCGCAGACACCAGTGTGAAAGCCACTGACGAAAAAGATACAAGTTCGAGTCTTGTTTGAGTCGTTAATTTCGATGTTCAAATGTGAAATAAACAGAGAATATAAAAATGAAAACAATTGGGATAGCTTAGAAAATATTCTCGGCAAAAGGGTTCCCAAGAATCATACTGCTTTAGCAGTGTGAGATTCAATATATTGAAAGAAGGTTTAAAAAATTCTTGAGATTAAGGGTGAAATCTGGAAAGACATTGCAGGATATGAAGGTAGATATCAGATTAGTAATTATGGACGAGTAAAAAGTTTTGCAAGAGGTGAAAATATTTTATCTCTTAAATTTAACAAGCACACAAAATATCTTACGGCTAATTTATATGACCATGGTAAGAGGAAGACTGTAGATGTCCATCGATTAGTTGCAATGGCTTTCATAGAAAATGTAGAGAATAAGAAATGTGTAAACCATATAGATGGGAATAAAACTAATAATTATGTTCACAATCTGGAATGGTGTACATATAGTGAAGATCTTATTCACGCATACAAAACTGGTTTAAGACAAAAGAAAAGCGCATCAGTAGTGTAATGGTAACACAAAATTGTTTGAATTTGATTTTTGGTTCGATTCCAAACTGATGTAATAATGTTCAATGTTTATAGCGAAATAAACAGAGAATGTATAAATGAGGTCGGATGGATAATCCGATAAAGAGTTCATAGGATGGTTAATACTCTCCTATCTCTACCTTCGTTAGTGAGACGCATGTATAGGGTATACTCCTATCGCACTAATTAGCGGAGAGACTTGCAGGATAATTACCTGCCCTCTCCTTTTACTAGAAGATATTTTTTAGAAAAGGAGAAATTTAAAATGAAAAAAGAAAACAAAATTTTAAAGAAATTTGAAGTAACTGATGTAACTATTGAGATTATTGATGGAGTTCCAATGTTTGAACTTTATTCAACTGGCATGGCACTTGGATATGTAAAAACTGCTAAAGGAAAGCAGTATGCAAGAACAGAAAGAATTGATAAAACTGTCAAGAATGCTGTAATTACGCCAGTTGTCCACGATGGACAACCATTTTTAACAGAGAATCAGTTATATGATTTTATGTTTGAAGCACATACAGAAAAGTGCAAACCATTTAGAAAATGGGTTGTAAATGAAGTTCTTCCAATGGTTAACAAAACAGGTGGTTATGTAGAAACAGATAGAGAAGAAGAATTTGTAAATAATTATCTTCCTGATTTAAGCGAAGAGACAAAAATTCTTGTTATTCGTGAGTTGCATGATAATAATGAAAAATTAAAAGCTGAAAATACTGAGTTAAAAGAATTTTATGACACGCTTATGAGTACAGAAGGTCTTCTACCAATGAACACTGTTGCTAAAGAACTTGGTATTGGATTAAAGAGATTATATTTATTTCTCAGAAACAATGATGTGATGTTTTACAAGGGAAATATAAATATTCCATATCAGAGATTTATGGAACAGGGATTATTTAAAGTAAAAGAAACTCCTTGTACCGATGGTAATTATAGACCTGTTAGTTATGCCACTCGTAAAGGATTGGAATATATTAGAAAGTTGCTTGTAAAGAAAAATCAGATTAATATTGAATAAATGACAAAGAAGTGATTTAGTGTTTATTGCTATTTCACTTCTTTTAATTGGAAGGAAGTGAGATTATTGGCTGGCAGAGGTCGTATTTATAATAATTTTTATACAGAAGAATTGTGGGAACAAGTAAACAAAGAAAATAAACGGATAATGAATGATTTTCTTCAAGAATATAAACAGAGAAAAAAGAGTAAGGGGACGATCGCAGGCTATCATAATGACTTACGCATTATCATGATTTATATACTTCGGGAGCTTGATAATCGTTGTGTTCTTGACTTAAAAAAGAAAGACTTCCGTAATCTTAGTTTATACTTTACAGAAGAATGTGAAATGTCAGCAGCTAGAACAAATAGACTTAAAAGCGCAATCAATAGTCTTCTTACATTCTGTGAAGATGATGACGACTATGAATATGAAATTAACTATGCAAAAAAAGTAAAAGGTATTCCAAAATCCCGTGTTAAAGATGATGAGGATGATTTCTTTTTTACATATGACGAATTTATTAAAGTCAGAGATATTCTTGTTGCTAAAGAAAAATGGCAGTTGGCAGTGCTATGGAGTATTGGCTTTGATTCTGCTGGGCGAAAGAATGAATTGTTCCAGATTCGGAAGCATGGACTACTTGATGGAAATAAAACCAATATTGTTGTTGGTAAACGTGGCAAAAAGTTTCCACTTGTATATTTAGATGATACAAAAGAACTGATTAGAAAATATCTTGAGTGGCGTGGTGACGATGATATTGATTCATTGTGGATTAAAGGTTCAGGAGACCATAAAGAGCCTATCTCGGATTCAAGCGTATTATATGATAGAATTGTAAGTATATCTAAAATTTTATCAGAAGTACGTGGTGAGCCATGTAATATATTTACGCATACACTCCGTCATAGTCGTTTAGAATGTCTTTCGCAAGGAACAGATTTAAGATTACTTGATGAAAATGGAAATCCTAAAAAGTATCCGTTGGAACAAATTCAAGTATTCGCACATCATTCTAGTAGTGATACAACAAAATCCTATTTGAAAAATCACGATGGAGATCTTATTGATTCAATGTTTGGGTTCTAATAAGCGAAACTACACAAATGTATGTTATTCGTGAAGATACGGAGGACGCTGACGAAGCGTTTATTTAACTTTTTTTAAAAATATCAAGAAAGTTGAACAGAAATCATTATCCGAACTTTAAAATTGACTTCATTTTTCTATTAGAAAAAGTTAAAATTGCAAAAATTAATATGAATGTTGCAAAAATAAAGCTTTTTGTTTAAAAAATTGGATAAAAATCGTGAAAATAGGAATAAAAATACCGATTCCCCGAAATATTTTTCTTATTTTTATTGACAAATCGTGAAAAATAATATAGAATGATATAAAAATAGAATGTGTTAAAACACATCCCTTTTTGCTATTCTATATTTAATGTCGGACTTATTATGGGCTTATTAATAGAAATGAGTAAAGTCTCTATAGATAGATTAAGCCTATTGTTCATCTTTTTTGGCTGTTATTGTTGCGCATTAATGATCGCTTTCTGATGGATTGCGATCATTTTTGCTTTTATTTTTATTATGTAATTCTAAAATTTTTACTATCTGATATGCAACAATTTGAGAAATCACATTTATAATAAAAGTTAAAAACATATAAAAAATGTCCTCGCCCATATAACACCCCCTTTCCCCCTTTTATGAGGGGCGTTATTATATGTAAACAGAACGTCACCGTTCTGGGAAGACTTATCCGATCAATAATACTTTATCTCAGCTGACAATAAAGTTGAGGCTCTACTCATTTCTTTTATCTTACATCAATTGGGAAAGTTTGTCAATAAAATTCTTTTTTCGTTTAACAATATATTTTAAGAAAATATAACCAAATAAATTGTAAAATAATGATTGTTTTATGGTAAAAATAGAAGTATTTTATATAATATATCTTTTTAGTTATGTACAATCTTATCTATAAGGTGGAAATGTTTCTTTCTATTCTTTTCATCATAGGTAAATTGTTAATAATTTGGTTGTGGAAAATAGCAGCAATGTAAAATAAAGGCTATTTTGACTACTTATCAAGAAGATAGGCGACTAGCATTTAAAATGAATATTCCTTCCGATTTAGGTGATATCAGTATCAGGCTAGGAGAGAATTAGCTGAGAGCCTCGAAAAGTGACCTAGTACACGACTCAGCGAGTGAAGTTGAAATACTTCGACCGTCCATAAATAAGGTAATAGTGAGATGGAATTATTATGCAACGAACCTGAAGCCAAAGTCTATTTTTGGGATGCATACCAATCTTAGATGTGCAAGTTCATCACTTGCCGTTGCCCTATTCTATTTGTTAAAAGAAAGGAATAAAATTATGAAATATAAAATTTTGATCAAGAACTCGGATGTAAAATTAAAGAGTCTTTGGGAAGTATACGGAACTACTACCACTACTGGTTCTACTGTTACATTCACAGAATTCGAAACAGAAGATGTTAATGAATTACAGAACACAATTGCTGAATTAGATAAAACAATTGGTTTTGAAAATATTAGAGTTGTTGCTGATGTATCTTATACTATTGGTGTGACTGTGGATAAAGCCGTTGACAATGAGGAATAATACTCTATAATTATACATATATTTAAATGGAGAGGTGAATATAATGGAAAAGAAAAAATATATGAAAAAGCCAGTAATAATAGAAGCATATAAAACTGATAAAGAAATGATAATTCATACATTAGAAGGCGATTTAAAAGCTTCTCCTGGTGATTATATTATAACAGGAACTCGTGGAGAACAATATCCTTGTAAACCAGATATTTTTGAGGAAATATATGAAGAAATAAAAGAACAGTAAAACTACTGTTCTTTTTTATGTATATGGGGCAACTGTGACCAAATTTTAAACTCTTTCGTCATGTATTCTTCACATAATGAAATCAGAAGATTTAGTCGTGCATAATCATTTAAAGATTGAAATTCGTCTGTTTTCGTAAAATATTTATACAATGTACTTTTTAATATTTCACATGCAGAACGGTATTCTACCCATAATTTATGATATTCACATAAATTAATAATAGATAATAAGATAGAAGATAAAGCGCTTAATGTTGAGATTATAATTATTGCAATCGTCCCGTATTTGTATTTAGAAAATATTGATACAATAGGAATAATCCCAGATAAAACAATTGAGATAATTGATAGCTGTTTATATCTTTTTTGCTTTTTAATTGCACTCTCATCATACCATATAATTTGTTCAATTAATCTTTTTTCTATATAATCTTTTTCATATGAAGCAGAGTTTTTCAAAAAAGGTTCAAATATCTTTCGAATATAATGTTCTTTTGTATCATTTATATCATTTTCTTTCAATATGGCTACTCCTTAATCTGGATATACTTTAACTTTGTTTGCAATTGAAGAATTTCGTTTTTGAAATGCTTTTTCTATGTATGTTTCTGGAGATTTACAAAAGTCATCCCATCGAACTAAGACACAATATCTTTCATCTTCTGTCCAGTGACAAGTGTTGTTTAATTTTGGAATATAATAATTATAATTAAACTCACGTATTACGGTGTCGTTATTAATTACAATGGCATTATGACTTTCTCCACATGTGGGACAAGTATACTTTCCTTTATAAATAGAGTCAATCATTTCAGGCAAAACTACTCCGAGAATACCATTTCTTGTATTGTTTGCTCCATTGTACAGAGATGCTTGTAATTCACGCTTTATATAAGTTTGGTTCTCATTTGGGTCGTTTTCTGCACTATGTTTTCCAATTAAGCAGATTGTTACTGTTGAATCAGAAAGATAATCCTCACGGATTTTTCTCATAATATAATCTTCATCATCTGAATTAATAGGTTCATTTAATGATTTATCAATCATGTCAACGTTAAGGTTATATTGTATGTAGTTTTTATAAGATGTATTTTCAGTTTTAAAAGAAATAAAACACTTATGTTTTGTATCAGACATAAATCTGCCCCCTTTTTCTAACTTTAATAAAAATTATATTAATGTTTTAATATTCCCGTTTTAAAAATTATTAAACCAATCTTTTAATTTAATAAAACGGGAATGGTTTTTATCACAAATGTAAAATCCACTTCTTATTCCGTAGCTTGTGCGATCCACATATTCTAAATACGGATATAGTCCAAGGTATTCTTGTCCTTCGAAATCGGTTGCATAGTCCATGACTGGGAGTATACAACATTTAGAATTTTTTAATCCATCAAAATAACCAAGTTCCCAAGGACACCATTTAGAATTAGCTATGTTTTGTGTTGTTAAATATGCCAAACATTTTGACGATTTCATTCTTTTTCTCAGTAAATCAGCAGTTTGTTCATCGACATTACTTCTATCTAATTGCCCGTCTGTTAACCAATCAACATATACAGAAAATCCTTCTCTATTAAACAGATGAACTAATGCTAATACTTGTACTTTATCTAAATATCTATGAGACAAAAATATATCATAATTTTGATCTTCATTTAATGCCCTATTTTCATATAAAATTCTATTTTGATTTGCCTCATTGAGGATATGATTGTCTATTGCAACACTATTTAAAAAACTTTTAGAAATTATCATAGAGGTACCTCTTTTCTTTTTTATTACTTATGTTTTTGTATTTGCATATGTCATTATATCACTATATATAGTGTTTTGCAAACATTTTCCCCAATATTTAGTAAATGGTTTTATTTTATTGGGTAATTATGTATTAATTTAATTATATTTATAGATATTCTTAGTTTAGTGGGAGAACGGCGGTCTCCAAAACCGAAGACAAAGGTTCGAATCCTTTAGAGTGTGTTATTCTTGGAAAGTGTATAAATTGCACTTTCATTGGAAATTTAATATTAGATTTTTGAGAAGTCATTTCGTATAAAGTGGCTTCTTTTTATATTGCTTGAAAAAATGAGCGACAGAGAAAATTTGAGGAAAGTGAGAATAGTCCTCTATTGGATAGGTTACTGTATGTACTGATAAGTATTGGAGTTCGTGCTTCCACTATAATTTAGAACCAGAAAGTTAATTGTATGAATAATGAACTAATAAAAATGAAAGATATGGACATTTTGGAGCAAAAGTTTCAAGGTGATTCAATCATGACGGTTAAGTTGAAAGGAAAGGTATATGTTGGTGTTAAATGGATAACACAAGCACTTGGTTTTAATAAAAACAATCATGATAGACAAGTCAAAAATATCCAGTCAGACATTGTACTTTCCAAAGGTGCGTCAAATTTGACGCTCCCTACAAAGGGTGGAAATCAAAAGTCTTTATGTATTGAATTAGACTATCTTCCACTTTGGTTAGCAAAAATATCAATTACTCCAGCTATGAAACGTGAGCATCCAGAAATTACAGACAAATTAATTGAATATCAACTTAAAGCAAAGGATGTATTAGCCGATGCTTTTCTTGGAAAATCAAAAGAATGGGATTTACATAGGGAAGTTGGAAAGGTCGATAGAAAACGAATGACTTCTAGCATTAGTCAGAATATCTATAACGCTCAATCAAAGACATATTCAGATTATACAAATATGGTATATGATGTCTTATTTGGTATGACAGCTAAAGAGATTCGTGAATCAAGAGATATTAAAAAGAAATCTCAATTAACAAGAGATTATCTTACAAAGGATGAATTAAAATTAGTGGATGAAGCAGAAACCATTGTTACTGCTCTTGTATCTCTTGGATTTAAAAAAGATTATATTTTAGACCAACTAAGAAGAAAGTTTATAAGGAAAATTGAAACAGCTTAATAATAGCTGTTATTTTTAAGCTCATTTTTAGGGAGAGTGGCTGCTACTACTCTCCTATTTTGATAAATTCTGAATAAAAAGAGAATAAATATATAGCCAACTATGAGAGGATTGTTACTGTTTCGATTGCAGGTAGTTGGATTATGGAGTGAGAAGCTTTTGACTGATCATCTTAGGTATAGTAGATACTCGCACTACTCTCTCACTCTATTTTAATTGGTTTTGCGAGTGGAAAGCGAGAAATGATAAATATGAGAAAAAGAACTATTGAAGAAATTAATGAAATTTATCACAAATCATATCCTTACATTGATGTAATTGAATTTAATGGATATGGGAAGAAATCAAAATTATTATGTCATCAATGTGGACTGGAATGGGAAAGAAATTATGGTGTACATAATTGTCCTAATTGCTCAAAGTCTGCAAAGAAAATATTATATAAAAATAGATATGGCGACAAATATAAAGAGAAATTAAGCAAAACAAATATCGAAATATTAGAAGATTATAAAAATAATTTTACTCCTATTTTACACAGATGTAAATCATGTGGATATGAATGGTATTCTACTCCATCTAATATTCTTGAATCAAATCGAGTATCATGTCCCAAATGTACAAATAAATATAAAATGACACATGAAGAATTTTGCGAAAAATTAGAAAATAAGTATCCAAAACAATTTGATCTGCATAATAAATTCACAGGACTATGTAATAACATTTCTGCAACGTGCAACTGTTGTGGAACACATATGAATAAACAAGCTCATAGTTTATTAGAAAATGGGTGTAGAGTATGCAATGCAACAATTGCAAATACTGAATTATTTAATAATAGGTTAAAAGAGATGTTTGATGATGATATTGTACCTGTTGAAGATTATTTTCGTGCTAATAGAAAAATGAAATTTTATAAGAAATCATGTGGACATGAATTTGTTTGTACTCCTAATCGTTTATTCACAAGAGGAAATTGTCCAATTTGCAATATGTCAATTGGTGAAACACGTATATATTATTATTTGAGAAAAAACAATATAAACTTCATATCTCAAAAGACATTTGAAGATTTAAGAGGAAAAAATAATGGAATGTTACCATATGATTTTTACTTACCAGATCATAATATTTTAATTGAATTCCAAGGAGAACAACATGAACGTCCTATAAAATATTTTGGTGGTGAAAAGAAATTTAAAGTACAGAAAATTCATGATCAACTAAAAAGAGACTATGCAATTAAAAACAATATAACATTATTAGAAATATGGTATTGGGATATTAAAAATATCACTGATATTTTGAACAAAGCACTTGGTTTACAACTAAGTGCTTAATTTATTGGATAAAAAAGGAAGAAGGTGAAACAATGGCTAATTTAAAACAAGCCAAAACTGATGATGAAGTCAAGAGATTAACAGTAAATAAGGTCAAAGATGCGTACCATGATTTAGCGATTGACTACAACCATTTGCTAGATTTAGATTATATCTATTGCCCTCACTGTGGAAAATGGAAATCAACGAAAGGTAATGGAAATTTCTATAAGTCAAGTAAAAGTAAAAGTGGTTTTAATCATTTTGCTTGTAAAGCTTGTATTTTAGATTTGTGTACAGATGTAGATCCTAAGACTGGTATCAGGACTGACAACAAAGAAAAGACAATTAATACATTCAGACAACTTGATTGGAAATTTAGTGAAGATGATTATAATGCGCAGTTACAAACTATTAATGAAGGTGTCGGAGAAAAGGTTCGTGGAACGGCTGTACAAAATCTTATTGTAATGGTAGCCTCGCTCCCACAGTATAATAATACATCATTCAAGGATTCTGAATTTGCTATTGATGATATAGATAATAATCCAGAAATAAATACAAAGATTGTTCAAAAAACACTTAAATCTGCAAAAAAAAGATTTGGGAATTATAGTAATGAAGATCTTATGTTCCTTGAAAATGAGTATCAGGATTGGATAACTAGATATGAATGTAATACAAAAGCCCAAGAAACAATCTTCGAGCGATTAGCATTTAAGAAATGGGAAATTAACAAAGCTACAAAAGCTGGACAGAATACAAAAGATTTGGATAAAACATATACAGATTTATTGGCTTCTATTAATATTTTACCACGACAAAATGCTGATAATGGATTGGATAGTTCATTAACATTTGGACAATTGATCGAGCAATGGGAAAATAATAAACCAATCCCAGATCCTGATCCGGAATTTTCAGATGTAAATCATATAGCAAAATACATCAAGACTTGGTTCAAGGGAAGTTTAGCTCGTTCCCTTGGTATTGATAATGGCTATTCTAAAGAATATGATGATGAACTTCAAAAATACAGTGTAAAAAAACAAGATTACTCAGCAGATGATGAATCTGATGATATTTATAAAACTGTCTTTGGGGATAACACACAATGATAGAAAGAAAATTAACCGAAAAGGAAGTTCGTCAAAATAAGCATGATAGAATAATGAATACTGTTGCTTGGAGGGCAGCTTATTACAGGGCTAATCCTAGTCGATTTTGTGTTGACTATCTTGGATTTAAGCCTACATATCTACGCCCATTTCAAAAGATTTTGCTTTGGTGTATGATGCACTATAATAAATTTTATTATATAGCATCAAGATCGCAAGGTAAAACAACTTTGGTTGCTTTATTTGCCGTTATACGATGTATACTTTTCCCAGGAGAAATTGTCGTCACAACGAGCCACACTTTCAAACAGGGAAAAGATATTGTACTTAAAATAACAGATGGTTTTATGCATGATTCACCATTATTATGTTCTGAAATTGAAAAGACAAGTACAGGTATAAACGATTGTGGTATATGGTTTAAGAATGGTTCTCAAATAATCGTAAAAGTTGCAAACGAAAATACGAGGGGAACACGCTGCTCGATCCTAATTTGCGATGAATCGAGGATGGTTGCTCAGAAAATAGTGGATACTGTTTTAAGACCTATGAATGTTCCAAGGCATCCTAAATATTTAGATCTCCCGAAATATAAACATTTAAAGGTTATGCCAAAAGAGCTATATATGTCATCGGCTTGGTATAAGGCTAGTGAAATGTTTGAAAAAGTAAAATCATATTTTGCAAATTCATTAAACGATAGCCTTAGTTATTTTATATGTTCTCTTCCATATCAATTAAGTATATATGAAGAATTACTTATGCCACAGATTATAGAAGATGAAATGAATGAAGCAACGTTTTCTGAAGTTTCGTTTAAAATGGAGCGTGAAGCAATATTTTATGGGGCTTCCGAAGATGCACTATTTAACTTTGATGTTTTAAACAATAGGCGTATCTTGCAAGAGAGTTTACATCCATTAGAGTATTATTTAGAAACTGGTACTCAAATACCTAAAAAACAGATAAATGAAAAACGAATCTTATCTCTTGACGTTGCATTGTTGGCTTCACGAAAACATGATAATGATGCAGCGGTCTTTACACTTTCCCAATCTATTTTTTCAGATACAAATAATCCAATATGTAATATTAGTTTTATAGATTCAAAAGAAGGTTTATTAACAGAAGAGTTGGGACTTTTAGCAATGAGGTACTTCTATCAATATGATTGTGATTATTTTGCGATAGATGCATCAGGTGTGGGACAGGGTACATTAGATTATGTTATGGGGGGAGATAGATTTGATCCTCAATATTCTACGACTTATAAAGTTATGACAGTTATCAACAACGATGATTTAGCAATAAGATGTAAATACAAAGACGCTACAAAATGTATCTATGCTATTAAAGGAAATGCTCAATTAAATAATAATATGTGTCTGTCACTAAGAGCAGGATTCCAAAATGGATATATAAATCTGTTAATAAACGAAACTGATATGGAAGAACGATGGAAAAAACAAATTAAAAATTACAATAAGCTTTCAGATAACACGAAAGCAATTTTAAGACTTCCATATTATCAAACATCATTTCTTATTGACGAACTTATAAATCTTGAACATGAAATTGTCAATGGAAAAATAAAGGTTAAAGAGAAAACAGGAATGCGGAAAGATAGGTATTCATCTCTTGAATATAACTATTATGTTGTAGATCAACTTCGATTAAATCAGAAACGCAAATCAACTGAAGATGCAACAAGTTTTATAAACAAGCTTCCAATCCGTCAATCAAAACGATTTAGCCTATATAATTAAAAAGGAGGTGTGCTATCAAATATGGCGCAAACAAAAAGTAAGGTGTCAAGCACACCTACTCGTACTGCCGCAGAAATTAAAGAGTGGTATGAGAAAAATGAAAAAAATATATCAAATTTTGCAAAGGCACAAAATGCCTTAAAGAAGTTGGTAGATCCAACAAAATCTACAACAAGAACTTATTCAACCTTTGATAAAACAAAACTTCGTACATATATGAAGAATCCACCAGCTCAGTATAAAAACTTACGAAATCTGAGTAGATATCTTTATTATCGAAGTAGTGTTTATAGAAGGTTAGTTTGGTTTAATGCCACTATGATTGATACAAATGCTCGTGCAGTAATTCCAATCATTGATATTAACAAAGGTGGAGATAAAGCAAAGGTATTAAAAAGTTATTATGATACACTGTCTGTATTAAATAATATGAATTTAGCACTTGAATTTCTCAAGGCATATATAATTGCTTGGCGAGAAGATGTATTCTTCGGAATGGCTTTTTATGATGATACAGGATATTTTATTCTTCCTGTTGATCCAGACTATGCAAAAGTAAATGGTGCTTATATGACAGGTGACTTATCTTATGTAATGGATATGTCATATTATACAAGACATGAGGATATGGTCGAATGGATTGGAGAACCACTCACTTCTATGTATCGTCAGTATCAGAACAATTCAACGGAAAATCGTTGGCAACAGATGCCAGATGAATACTGTGTATGTTTCAAAGTGAACATAGATGATTACGAAATTCCACTTCCACCTTATATGAATCTATTCAATTCTCTTATCAACCTTGCTGATCTTGAAGATATTCAAGCAGTGGCTGATGAAGCAAATATATATAAACTGGTTACTGCTACTATCCCATTATCAAATGACAAAGATGGTGTAGACCAATTTTTAGTAGATCCAGATACTGCTATAGAATATTATAATAAATTTGTTGATTCATTACCTGATTATATAGCCGCTGCTATTACACCTATCCCATTAGATGTACTTACATTTGGCGATGACCAAGCAACAGATGTTAATAAAATCGAGAACGCTACAAAAACAGTATTTAATACTTCTGGTGGCGCACAGTTACTCAACTCAAGTTCTATCTCAGGAACTACGGCTTGGCAAGGAGCGATTAAATTCGATGAGAAATATGCAACATCTTCTCTTCTTCCACAGACACAAGCATATCTAAATAGATTCTTATCTTATCAAGTTTCCAATCCAGCAAAAGTTAAAATGTTGGAAACATCCCCATATACAAAGAGTACATTGAAGAAAGAAATGCTTGAGGATGCCACTTATGGTCTTCCTACTGCATTAGTTGTAAATAATTTAAATGGATTTAATGAACTGGAAACATTAAGTATGAATTTCTTGCTGCATGACACATTGGATATTACATCTTCTTTCATTCCTCTTCAGTCGAGCCACACCCAGTCGTCTTCTGACAATGAGGGTGGTGGTCAGACTAAGGATATTGGTGGAGCTGATTCTATTACAGACGATGGAGAAGCTTCACAGGATAAGAGAGATCAGAGTAATGGATAAGGAGAAAAAAGATGAATGACAAAAAGTTAATTTGTACGGCAGATGAAGATACTGCTTCTGCTCTGCGAAAATCTGGTTTTAGAGAAATGAAAACTGGTAATAAAAACATCTACACGTTTCTGAATAATACAACATTAAAATTTTCAGAAGGTGTTGATATAAATAAAATTAAGTATAGCAATATGCTTACATTCTAGTTGTCCTCTTGGGCAACTTTTATTTTGCAAAAATTCAGAAAGGAGGAAACATGGATAAAAAGCATACTTCGCTAAAATTTAAGGCAAAGGTCACACCCATTGAAAAAATCAATGATGAATTCACATTATGTAAGTGTTATGTGCAGGGTATTGGGAAGAACAGAAACTTTTCTTATATGAGTAAGGAAAATATTCAGAGATGCTTACCTACTCTATCGTATGCACCTGTTGTTGGTCATTTAATTGATAAATTAGATGAAGACGGAAATCCAACTGGTGAAAAGTACATGGGTGGTCATGATTACTATATTGATGATGACTGGAATCTAAAAAGTGCTTGTGTTCCTTATGGTGTTGTAAAAGCAGATTCATTTGATTTTGAAACTGTAAAGGAATATGAAGACGAAATTGAAACAGAATATCTTACTGCCGAAGTTGTTCTTTGGACTGGTAGATATCCTGAGTTAATGGAAGCTATTTATTCTGATGATTTTTATTTTAATCAGAGTATGGAAATCAATGTATCAGAATTTCGTCCCTATGAGGAAGATAGCAATTATACAGAATTAACAGACTTTACATATTCTGCTCTTTGTCTTTTAGGTAAAGCAGATGACAAGACAAGCCCAGAACATACAGAACCTTGTTTTGTAGAATCAAAAGTAATTCCTGTTCAGTATTCACTTGAAAAGGAAGAATTCTCAAAAGTAATGGGCGAACTCAAAAATGAATTAGCCTTTTATTTTAATAAAGATAACACTGACGGAAAGGAGGACGAAGTTGTGGAAAACGAAAAAGAAGAAGTAGTTGAAACTGTTGAGGAAGTAAATGAAGAGTCCACAGAGGAAGTTGTTGAAAATACAACTGATAGAACTCCTGACGCAGAAGTAAATGAAGACACAAATGCTGAATCTGAAAATGAAGAAGTACAGGAGGATGAAACTGTTGTTGAAGCTTCTGTAGAAGAAACTGTTGAAGAGACTGTAGAAATGTCAGAACTTGATTCTTTAAAAGCTGAGTACGAAGAGTATAAGAATTCTCATTCTCATACAAATGAGGAATTTGATGAATTACAGAAATATCATGACGATGCTGAGTTTGAGAAAATTCATGCAGAACGTGAGACTATGTTATCTGATGAAAAATACTCTGCATTAGCAGAAAATGAGGCTTTTGCTGAGTTAAAGAAAAATATGGATAACTACTCTCTTGCTGACCTTGAGAAAGAAACAAAGGTTATTTTTGCTGACTATGTATCTTCTGTTGGAACATTTTCTATGAATGATTCTAATAAGAAATCTACTTCAAAGATTAGATTTAGTATGAAGAAAGATACTGGCAAGACAAAGGCTTATTCAACATTATTTAAGTAAAAAAGAATATAAACACATTTTTTTGAGAGCGTCATAGGACGTTCTTTTTTATTGCAAAAAATATTAAGGAGGGAATTAAAATGGCAACAAGTTTTATTAATTTTAGTACAAAACATGCCGTAGCTGAGTCTACAAAGCTCAAGGCTACCCAGATTGGTAATATCTGGAATATTGAAGCAAAAGCAGATATTGATAACGGAACTATTGTTAAAAAGGGGGCGTACCTTAGACCAGAGGTTTATGAGGAAGATACTGCTGTTACTTTCGCAGGAAAGATTATTGAAAAAGCAGCCAATGGTGGATTCAGAGTAGAAGTTACTGCTATTGGTGACGGTGAAGGATTAGTTCTTTCTACACCTCTTATTTATGAGGAGTACACAACAAAAATGCAGGAAGAGTCTAACTTCTTCAATGCAAAAGGAGACATTCTCAGAGTGTATGAACTTTATGTGGGTGACGTGTTTACTGTTTCTGCTGAAGCATTTACTGACGATAAAGTTCCTGCTGTAACTGACGCCGTTGCTGTTTCTGCTAAGAAATTAAAGGCTACTGCGGTTTAATCGAAAGGAGGATAAAGAATAATGAAGAAATTAACATTTAGTAATGCTGATACTAGAGAAGTATTTGCTGATAAGGATTATATTGAATTTTCTCAGCTAATGATTGATACTGCTTGCGGAAAGCAGAAAGATGTATCTAAGGAAGATGCAGATGCTAAAATTCGTGAAGTTATGTTTGAGATTCTTGGCGTAGACGAGGGATGTTCTCGTAAGGATTTACATAAGGCAATTCGTAGACATAAGGTTGATGTCTTCGAAGTTGTTGAAGAGACAGTTGAGAATTTACTTGTTTCTGGTTGGGGAGATAACCCATTCTTCAACGAATTCGTAGAAGTTAAGTCTATGAATACAGGTGATACAAATGAGTTCTATGTTCCTGATGAGACTGTATTAACTGTATCTGAATTAAGTGGAAACCACCACAACCTCTTCCGTCAAAGACTTGGTGCTGGTAGCACATTCTCTGTAAAAACAAGTTGGTACGGGGTTAAATCGTAGCTCCCTAGCATTGTGAAATGCTTGAAATAAAATATAACGCATTGAATTGCTGGAATTTCCTAAAGCTAATTACACTACAACGTAATGATGAAATATGCATAAGCGTGAAAGTTGCGAAAGCAGAAAAAAGTAATTAGATAGCACATGGTTAAATCCTAAATGCTCAATATTCTTAAAAAGAGAGAATATTAAAATGGGGAATCAGCCTCTAAGTCTCGAATAGAGAAAAGATCAACGACTATTCCGAAAGGAAGTAGAATTACAAGCGATTGGTAATTCGAAGTGGTGCGCCCTCTTTTTGAGGTGAAGATATAGTCTAATCTTTAGTGAAAACTAAAGGGGTTTTATACCCAACACGGAGTAGCGTCCGAATAATATCATTTTTCAAAATAAATAACAAAGGAAGTATAAATGCAAGATAATTTGAGTGGAATTTACTGTATTGAAAATTTGGTAAATCATAGAAAATATATCGGCATGTCACGAGATATAAAACGTAGATGGATTGAACATAGAACTGAATTAAATCATAACCAACATGATAATCAATATTTACAATCATCATGGAATAAATATGGGAAAGATAATTTTAAGTTTTATATCGTTGAGAAATGCCCAGAAGATATTTTAAGTGAGCGAGAAATTCATTACATAAAACAATACAATTCTTTATCTCATCAAGAAGGATATAATTTGACTCCTGGTGGAGAAAATACTTCAATTGGGAAATTAGTTATCTCTTTAAAAAATGGTAAAATATATACTTTTGTTAAAGATGCAGCTAATCATGAAGGAATTACACCTATAACAATGAGTGAATGGTGTCGCCAAAAACATAATTATATGTATTTAGATGAATATAATTCTTTGTCTGATGAAGAAAAGGAATATTGGAAAAATTATGATTGGAAGAAAGTTATACATGAAAAACTAAGTAAAGCTCATTCTCGTGAAAATATTTCAAAAGAAACATTAAAGAAATTAAGTGAAGCTACATCTGGTAGCAATAATCCAAGAGCAATGAAAGTTTATTGTCCACAGTTAGACGAAACTTTTGATTGTATGACATATGCAACTGAGAAATATGGAATCAATAAAGGTAGTATTTCTTCTTGCATAAAAGGAAAATTAAAAAGTGCTGGTAAACATCCCATTACTGGTGAACGATTAACATGGGAACTAATTGAAAAATGATATTATGTTGTTAAATATAAATGAAAGATTTATGCCGAGTACGAGCTGTTTATGGCTGGTAAGGTTGACTGGGCAGGATTTATCAATAAGATTTATGAAGCTTTCGACAAGAAAGTAAATGATATGGTTTACGCTGCTGTTATGGCTGCTGGTGACAAGGTTCTTCCTACAAGCCAGTTCACAAAGACAGGTACATTAAACAAGGATACTCTTATTACTCTTGTTGAGGACGTACAGACAGCAAATGGTGTTGAAGCTGTAATTATGGGTACTAAGACAGCACTTTCTAAGCTTAATACTCTTGCTGATACACAATGGATTTCAGACTCTATGAAAGAGGAAAGACATACTACTGGTCGTCTTGGTATCTGGGAAGGAATTCGTCTCGTAGAGATTCCTCAGAGCTTTGCTCCAAATGATACTTCCAAGAAGTTAGTAGCAAATGACGTTCTTCTTGTTATGCCTGTTGCAGACAATAAATTCATCAAGATTTATGATGAGGGCGAAGCACAGGTTAAGGAAGTGTCTGATGGTAATACAAATATGGATAAGACAATCGAATATGAGTACCAGCAGAAAATGGGCGTAGCAACTGTACTTCAGAGAAAGTTCGGTTTCTACAAGAACATTGCCTAGTATTCTGTGTAGATTTTCGGAGAGTGTGTTATGCACTCTCCTATTTTAATATAAGGAGATAAAAGGAAATGGCATATACAAAAAAGACCAATACAGAAGAAAAGACTGTAAAGACTGCTACCGAAAAAACAACATCAAAAACTGTTGAGCCAGTAAAGGTAAAGGAATACAAAGCTGATGACTTAATCCCATGTCGTTCTATGACAAAGGGAGAACTTATTTATATAGGAAAAAAAAGTGGCGAAGTTTACACTTGGGAAGATTATGGTGATATCACAGAGATTGAATATCAGGACTTACTTGGATTAAGAGCTAAAAAGTCATCATTTATTTTTGAGACGTTGTTTGTAATTGAAGATGAAGAATTGTTAGAAGATCCTAAGTGGAAAGATGTAAAGGCACTTTACGAAAAGATTTATTCAGAAGACGTAGGAACACTTATAGATATGAATCTTAATGATTTTAAGCGTATATTCCCTACCCTTCCAAGCGGATTACAGAGAGCTGTAAGTGCAGAAGTTGCTACTGAAATGGAAGCAGGAACTTTTGATTCATTACAGAAAATCAAAGTAATTGATGAGGTTTGCGGTACAGACTTATCTTCTATTTTATAGTAAAGGAGGCTCACAATGACGCTTCCATATGAAACAATTTTTTCACGAACAAGAGGACGAATTTCAGATCCAAAAGAACTCTCTCTTGATGAAAATGATTTGCTTGAAATATATACAGAGCGATTAAGCAATGTAATTTCTAATCCAAGAGTGCGTAGATTATTCTCTTCTCTCACACTCGATGATGAAATTCAACAGTTAGATTTTACGCTGAATAATTCAGTAGACGAAACGGCTGATATGAATTTTGTTGTAGGAATTCTTGTACTTGGAATGACGATTGAGTGGTTACAACCACAGGTTGATTCTATTATGCACACATCAGTAATGATAGGTGGTAAGGAAGAAAAGAAACTGCTCGACAATCATAAAAATATGATTGACCGTCTTGATTCTATGAAAACTGAATTAAACAAACGTATTCGTGATTACGGATACATGTACAATTCTTATATCAATACGGAGTCCTAATATGCAGTACATATATGGTGACTTTACAGACAAGCAAATCTCAGAAGCGGTTCGTGCAATGCATAATGACATTCATAAACTGCTCTTATATAAAGACAAACGCATCGAAGAGAAAATATTTGAAGATGATAAAGCTTTTCTCATCTTCTTTCAGAACGTTATGTATAAACTTGGTGGGACAAAAACCTTGTTTAATGATAACGGATTGATGGTTACGCTAATGTCTGAATTACAGGCAGCATTTAACGAAGCACAGAGTGACCATTTTAACTATACAACATTTCGTAGAGCAATCTTAGATTCTCACGGATATATAAAGCAGATGTTTGAAGGAGGTGTCAGTGATGCCAAGTCTACAAACAGCAAGGCGTATCGCTAACGCCAAAACAAATAATGCGAAAACGATTGGTCAGATATATAAGGAAGATTCTGATTTTATAATGGAGGAAACTTTTTGGAATGACCCACAATCTAAAGTTGGTTATATATATGATTATATGCACGATGACCAACCAGATATAAAAGACCATATGACTTACGAAAATACAATAAAAACTCGTATAGATGTCAAGTTGATTGTAAAATCATATTCTTCACTAGACCAAGACCAACCAGAGTTTTATTGTCAATTCAAGCCTTCTCAGAAACTTGAGTTTGAGGAAGACGATGAGCTTTATTATTTTGAAACGGAATACCGCAAAAGGTATGGAATTGAATTTCCGATTGGAATGATGCTTGATCTTCCAGACGATAGAGGAGTTTATAGAAAGTGGTTAATCTGTGAACGAGAATTGGCAAATCAATTTCCTAAATATCTTATTTTGCCGCTTGACTACCAGTTTATGTGGATCGAAAAGGATGGCAATAACATCTATAGGCGAAAAATGTGGGGTGTAAATAGAAGCCAGAAATCGTACACTATTGGCGTCTACAGCGACCATAATTTTACACGTCCAGATAATCAGTCAAAAGCATTCTTGCCACTTAATCCTATAACTGAAAATCTTTGGTATACCAAAGAGGATGATAAAAACACGAGAATGGTAGTTTCAGCAAAGACTAAACACCCGATAGTATGGACACTGACCAAGGTTGAAAATGCATCTCCTCTTGGGATTCAAACCCTTACTTTTTATCAGAATTATTGGAATGAACATACTGATTATATCGAAAAAGATTCTGGTGGAAATATTATTGGTATGTGGGCTGATTATTTTACCTCAGAAATCGTTCCAACTGACCCATCTACTCCATCCCCTACTCTATCTTCTATTACAGCTAAAATCTCAGCTTCCACTTCAACAATTAAAGTTGGAGGTAGTTATAAATCTATCGCTGTAAATTTATTCAATGATTCTGATGAAGATGTTACATCTGAATATTCAGAGGCAGAGATTACATGGACTTGTAATATAGACGATGAAGATTGGACAGATAAAGTAACTTGGAGAAATGGTACAGAATTTAATCAAATGAAAGTAAAGTTTCCTAGTGACAGCTCTGTTCTCAATAGAATTTTATCTATTAAGTGCGTAATCACAATAGATGATAAATCTGTTGAGTCAGAAGTTTTACAATTGGAATTAATTGAATAAGGAGGTGTTTTATGGCTGAAAAATTAATAACAAAAAATGATTTACTTAATAAACTTCGAGCTTATAGAACTACTCCTGATGATGATGTAATTCTATACAAGCAAAAAATTAAGAATGCCTTGCTATCAAATCCATGTTTATTATATGCTCTCAATGATGCAAAATTAGAGTCTGAATTATTTGATGATGATGGAAACATCAATTGGGAATGGAATGAAGAAATAAAGCAATATGAACCACTTGGAGAATGGGATAGATATTTTGGAAGTGACTCTCTAATTCGCCCTTTTTTATTTATTCCCAATACACAAACAACAGTCAAATGTTATATATGTTATCAAGTAGGATTTAACGATACAGTTAGATACCAGCCAGGATTAAAAGAAACACAAGTTACTTTTACTATCTTCGTACATGGAGATGATCGTATGGATAAAAATACTGGTATCCCAAGACACGACCTTATTGCTTCTATATTAAGGGAGCGATTTGCATGGTCAAATATATTTGGTATGCAAACACATCTTGTACAAAATTATGAATCCACAACAGATAATAATTATGTAACTCGCACTCTTGTGTTCCAACTTACAGATTTGAATAGTAAAGTTCAAACACCTTATGGAGGACAACCCCAGATGGTGAACTATCAGTTAAGGTGGTGATATCATAGCACAACAAAATACTGATATATTAGATGGGCTTCAAGCGGCGGTAATAGCTGAGGCACAAAAGAAACAAGAAGACAAACAAGAATATAATTTTGACCCACTTAAAATGTACTTTAAAGAAGATTATTTCGTTAAAGGGATTAGAATTACACAGCCGACTATAGGTGATATTCTTACAATGGGTGAATCAAAATTTTACATAGGTCTTTCTCCTTTTCTATACAATTCTACTACTATTCGTGTAAAACTATGGGATTTACCAAAGCGAGTAGATTGGTGCAAAGTCAAGGATATTGAAGTATTTAATATGCTTAAAAGTATCTTTGCTATTGATGACTCAGCAGTTCGATTATTATTTCCAGATTATAAAATTGAATATATGGAGCTGAAACCATATCAAGACGAAGGTTCAACAGAAATTAAGTTATGCTTATACGACCATGAGAACGATTTTTATTTAAGAGAATCCGAGTATATGGAAATAGCTGAGTATATTAGAACGTTGTTGAATTACCACCCAAAAGTAGAAAAAGCAAAAGGAAAGACAACAAAACAATGGATGATAGATGAAGACAGAATGAATTTTGCACAAAGAGAAGCTCAGAATACTTCTTCTCTTTTACCGCTTATATCAGCTTGTATAAATCATCCTGGTTTTAAATATAAATTACAGGAACTTAGAGATGTCGGAATTTATGAGTTTATGGATTCTGTACAGAGATTACAGATATATGAATCTACTCGTGCTTTAATGGGTGGAATGTATTCGGGTATGTGTGATATGTCTAAAGTTCCAAAAGAACAATTTAATTTCATGAGGGAATTAAATATATAACTTTAGTAACTTGAGCGATTTGTAGTCGCTCTTTTTTAATACAAAAATAATATTAAGGAGGAATTATATTATGGCATTTAAATTAGGTGACGTAATTATTGACCGTTTACAGTTCGGTTATGGTGCTACACAGACAAAGGCTCTTTATGCACTTACACAGTTGACAAATGCAACTGTTGATATTACTGCTGATTCTACAGATATCAAGGATAAGGATGGAAATTTAATCTACAGAAAGTATACAGGCAAGAATGGCGAAATTACAGCTACCAGTGCGTTTATGAATCTTTCTGTAATTGAAGCTATTTCTGCAACAGATGCTGAAATAGCTTCAGATTCTAATACAATTATTATGCCTATCTTCAAGATTGTAAACGCAGGAGAAACATTAGATATTACAGACGCAGTCGAAGATTCATTTATTGTAAATGCACTTTCTGCTAATGGTTCTCTCGGAAAGGCATATACTAAGGGTTCAGCTGCTTCTGCTACAGAATTCAAGGTAGACACAGAAACCGACCATAAGTTAACATTACCAACAGACCCAGAGGAAACTCAGTACCTTGTTAAATTCAAGAAGAATGTTAAGAGTGGTGCTAAGATTACAATTTCTGGCGATAAGTATCCAAAGGCTCACGAATTATATTTCAAGGCTCTTGCTGTTGATAAGTGTGATGTTAACAGTTATCGTGCTTGTATTATTCATGTTCCATCATTTATTCCAAGTCCAGAAGTAAGTCTTGCCCTTCAGGGAGGAGATTCACAGACCATGGATTATAAGGGTTCAATTCTTACTAATGCATGTGCTACAGCTCAGGACATGGTTGAAATTTACTTTATCGATGAGGAAGAAGAAGTTTAATATTCATAATAACTAAAACATATTTAGAGAATAAATATGTAGATATTTATTGTTTATGCATTTTTAATGGATAGATAAAGAAGTCATGAACTTTATTGATAAGAGCAGAAATCCGTATCTGCTCTTCCATTTGTTTAAGTTACGGAATATCTAACGGAGGATATAAATGAATCAACTAAAAGAAGGAATGTTATTCAAAAGCAGTATTGCCGCTGCAAAATTTCTTGGCTATAAAGATGTATCGCATTCAAATCAAAATTTAAGTAGATTATCGCATTATTGCAACTATGAAAGAGATGATAACAATAATATTATAATAAAAAAAGTTTTTGAAACTCCATTACCATTTAAGAATAGAGACTTTGTTTATAATATTGGAGAAATTATAAATACCAAAAATAGTTCAATTGAAATAATAAATAGGTTTAGAGATTATGATTCGCCAAACCACAAATGCAAATTTTATACATGTAAATGTTTGAAAGATGATTATATTTTTGACATAAGAGAAAGTAGGATTACTTCTATGAGTGTTGGCTGTCCTTTGTGTGGAGGTCGTAAATTAGTTAATGGTTACACTTCGTTGTACGATGAACATCCAGAATTATTAAAATATTTAAGCAACAAAGACATTGCGAAAAATGTTACTTCTGGTTCTAATAAGAAAATACTATGTCAATGCCCATTGTGTAATTCAAAAAAGAAATGTCTGTTAATAATCTTGTAAAACATGGATTTTCGTGTTCAGTATGTAACGATGGTATATCTTATCCAAATAAATTTATAAGAAAAATGTTAATACAATTGAATATTGACTTTATTTCTGAAAAATCTTTTGAATGGAGCAACGGAAAAATATATGATATTTTTATACCATCGAAAAATTTAATTATAGAGAATCATGGAAAACAACATTACGAAGATGTAGATTATTTTCGAACAACAGCAAATGAACAAAAAGAAAATGATGATTTAAAATACAGCAACGCAATTGAAAATGGAATACAATATTACATCCAATTAGATTGTAGTAATTCTAATAAGGAATATATCAAAAATTCCATACTACACTCTATATTACCATCTATTCTTGGGTTTGCAGAAAGTGATATTGATTGGAATGAATGTGATCTATACGCAAGTAAATCTATTATAACTGAAATTTGTACAGAATGGCAAGTTAATAAAAACATTACAGATTTATCTAAAAAATTTGGATTGGCTTTAGGTACAATTAGAAAATATTTAAAAACTGGTGCAGAAAATGGATTGTGTGATTATCAAAATCGTATTTTTACATATAACAATCAGAAAAGAGGAAAGGATAAATTTAGTAAACCAATTTATTGTGAAACATCAAATGTTTATTTTTACTCAAGTCGTTATTGTGAAGAATATTTTAAAAATGACGATCCAAAATTTAATGGAAAATATTTGTATAACTATATAAACAACAATTCTTTTTATCATGGTAAAAAATTCATTTATATTTCCAAGAAACTATATAACAATATGAAGAAAAAATCTCTAATAGACTCTTCCATTAAAGTTATCGGAGATTTATATGAAGAAAAATATGTGAAGGAGGAATAATGAATAAAAATCATTTAAGAACGTGTTGCGTTTGCCGTAAAGAATATTCATTTTGTCTTTGTAATCCAGAAGATAGAAATAAGCCTACTCTTTATTTTGCTTATTGCAGTGAAAATTGTAGAGATATTTATAGTGTTACTTCTGCATATGAAGATGGACTTATGAGTGATATTGAAGCAAAAAAGAAGTTAGAAAAGCTAGATTTAAGTAATAAGGATAATTTTGGTGAAAGCTATAAAAAATCTATTGCTTCTATTATGAAGGCAAAAACACAGGTAGTTAAGAAAGAAAAGATTAAGACAGATGTTAAGTCTGTTAATAAAAATATTATTACAAAAGGTGAAGAAAATACCGAGAGTAATGTTGAATAGTGATTTAATTAAGGGATTATAACATACCACTATTCAATGTTGTAATCCCTATTTTTTACGCTATTTAATTAAGGAGTAAAAAGGAATGATAAAAACAAATTTAAAACCGAGAGACTATTCTATGCACGAAGTTGTAAGGATAGTTAATCCAAAACAATATTTATTATATATAAAAAATGGAGTATATCCAACGGATATGTATACTAGCATTGACGAAGATACGGATAATATTATTTTAGTTGCTGTATTCTTAAAAGAAGATACAACAGAAGTTTATAAAAAATGGTGTGATAGAAAATTAAGATGATAAATAAACGAAAAAACATTTAGAGATTTAAGTGTAATATTCATTATTTTATTAGGCAAAAGGAAGTGAAAATAAACGAAAAGTATAAAACTAATTATAGATAACTCTAGTTTAGAGGATTATGAAAAATACTACTTTAAAAAACATCCACGAGCATCAAAAAAGCCCATAGCAAATCCTTATCATGAATCGATAAATCAATGGATGATAATGAAACGACCCATGATGAATGCTTTAAAACAAAAGTGGAAAGATTTTATTTGCTACTTTATTGATAATCAAGGTTATACTAACCTACATATTGAAGAATGTGATATCCAAGTGAAAACATATTATAAAACAAATAGAAGACATGACGTAGATAATTCTATTATAAAGTTCATCTTGGATGGATTTTCAGAAAGTGGTTTTATTGTAGATGATGATTCAGAACATGTAAAATCATTATTATTAGAATGTTATGTAGACAAAACTAATCCACGAACAGAGATAACTATAAATATTATAAGATAAAAAGGAGATTGAAAAATATGAAAATTAAGGAATTTGTAAACAGATATAATGTGCTTGAAACTATTGAAGCAAAAAATAATTTTATCCAGAATAATTTAACAGTAAAGGAATATCTTCCTTTTATTAATAAAACCGCTTTAGCTGAGAATCTTGTTGATTTATCAGTATATGAACACGAAAATTACATAGATGACAACGGCAATACTCAGCGTAGAAAGACTGGAAATATTAAATTAGATTCTGTTGGTCAGTATTTACTTTTTAATAGAACAATTATTGAATACTATACAAATCTTGAGATTGAAACAAAAGGCTTCTACGAAGAATATGATATGTTATGTCAGAGCGGTATTATGGAACAGATTGCAAATTTAATTCCAAAGGAAGAAATTAATGAACTTAAAACAATTATAGACTTTAAAAGAAGTGATACCATTGCAAATGCTTATGAAACTCATAGCTTTATTAGTAATCAAGTTACTAGATTTGGAAATCTTATTGGAGTTACTTTAAAGCCATTTGCTGAGAGGATTGCAAATGAAATAGAAAATATGGACGAGTCTAAAATCGAAAAACTTGGAAAAACTCTTGAGAAGGTGTTTAAGAAAGTTAGATAGCTTATATTAGAAAGGATGAGTAAAATGATAACTGGTGTTATATTGGGGTTAATCTCTGGAATTATTCTTTCATTGTTCAATGTAGATAAAATCTGTATAGAAGTATTACAGCCCTTTACTTCTATTGAGTTAACAGAAGCTCATTATTATTTTATCTTCGGAGCATTAGGATTAATATCTTCTATTTTAAACGGTAATACTTTTTAAATTATATGATTAAATTTTATGAAGAAAGGCACTTCTAGTAACGGTGAAATAATGAAAATTGAGAATGAATTTTATGTACTAATCAAACTTGGCACAAGAGATAAAAATACGTTTAGATCAAAAGTAGGTATTGGAGATATTGATACAGATACAGTGTTTTTGGGAAAAGATGACGAATTTGTAGATGATATCCGAAGTGCTATAAGAGCTGTAAATAAGAAAACAGCAATGATGTTAATTCAGGAATATGAAAGCAAGCATAATTATGAGAAATCTGGTTTTGTCCCTATTCTTGTCACAGAAAAGATTATATGGTAGAAAAATACTGGGATAATATATAAAACTTTTATGGAGAGTGTGAAATATCACTCTCCTATTTTATTGCAAAAAAATTTTGGGGGTGATTAGGTGGCAAAAAATAATCTTTATAGTAATTTCAAAAAGAAATTAGATAGAATTCAAAATCATTTGGCGGAGGAAGTTGCACCGCAGGTAAACGAATTGTTAAAGGAGTCTGTTAGATATTCTCTTATTGATTGGTATAACGACTATGAGCCAAATATGTATAAACGAACATATAATTTTATGAACATTTTAAATAGCACAAGAACAAGTGGAAAAAGAAATATTTTAACTTTATCTGTTGATTCTAGTGCAATGAGTCCATATCATGGCTTTGATGTGCCTCCATACAAAGGTTATGAAAAAAAATCATTGAATACAGGTACAGCATTCGACTTTATGTTTATGAATGGGGAACATGGTCATGGTCGTTGGATGATGCATCGTTCTATTCCCCCATATATGTATGTAGATAGAGATGTTATGACTGGTTGGAATGGACGATTAAATAAAATCATAAATGATAAAGTTGATGAAATTTTAAGAAAGTGAGGTTAATATATGGCTGAAAGTTATGTTACTCAAGTCGAACTTAAAACTAATGTAGAAAAAGTCTTAGAGAAACTAAAAGAAACACAAGATCGAATGGATAAACTCGAAGGAAAAGAATATAAGATTAATCTTGGCATCGATGCAAAAACACTTGAAAGTGTTATTCAGAAGCTTGATAAAATGCTTAATTCTCTTGGTAAAGGGACAGGTGATTTCAAACAACTTGAAAGTTTATCGAAACAGTTAGAAAGCATTACGTCTGATGTAAGAGATTTTAGCAAAGCGTTTGGCAAGATAGACGATTCTGGTGCTAAAACATTACTCTCTACAATTCAGAATATAGACAAGTCGCTTTCTAATTTGAGTCAGAATATTCTCAATGTTAATAAAAATATGGACAACATTGGTGGAAATACATCTGGGGCTGTCAAACAGGTAGAGAATATAACTAATGAAAGCAAACAAGCGGTTGAAGCCTTGGATAATGTTGCGAAAGCACAGGCTAAAGTAAATGGCGGTAAAACGAATCTTTCAAGTGGAAATTCAAACCAGAAGAAAGACGCATTTCAAGGGTCTACTTCTTCTGATGCAAAATCTGAAACACAGAGTATTGAACAGATAGAAAAAGCAACTAAGCAAGCTATCCAAGCGAAAAAAGATTTTGCTACAGCTAATGAAGGCGTACAGTCTTCTATTGATGATTCTAAAAATCCACTGAAACTCGAAGCGGAATTAATGGATCAGATTGCTAAGTCTGCTCGTGAAGCAGCTGATGCAAAGAAAGAATTTGTTGAAGCAAATAAGCAGGTTAAAAAAACCGCAAACGACAGTAATTCAGACTTAAAAGCGAAGCCTAAAAAAGATAGATATGCAAATCGAAGAAAAGTATCAGAAGAAGATTTCTTAAACTACTCTCCTAATAAAGTTAATGAGAAATTATCAAATTCTGGATACACAATTCTTGGTGAAACTGTAAATACAGAACTTGTTGATGGTCTTGTAAAAGTAAATGCAAAAATAAAAGACGCTGATGGTGCATGGAAATCGTTTTCTGCAAAAATTGATGCTGATGGTAATATCTTCGAACAACGTTTTAGAACGATTACAAAAGGAGTTGATAAACTAGAAACGGCATTGCAGAATTTTGGTCGTGAAACTGCTCCTGCTCTTACATATCAAGAGACTTTAGAAAAAGCTCAGAAAATTCGAAAAGAGGCAAATATTGGCGACGAATATTCTATCAAAGTCGATAGTAATGAATTTGTAACCATTACTAAAAAATTATCTGATATTGATAATGCTGGTGCTTCTGTTACTCAAACTTTCAAGTCTGCACAAGATGCCATTGATAACTTTGGTAAGACTGCATCTAATTCTGCTGAAAAAACAAGTGTTGCATTAAAGAGCATTAAAGAAAAAACTCCAACATCGAGCATTTCCAATGATATACAAAAGCAGCAACCCAAAACTTTAAAAGATGAATGGGAAAATGCTATTAAAACGGTTAAAGAATACGAATCAACCGTATCAAAACTTAATAATCTTAAAGCAAGTGATAAAGGGTTAGGTGCTAAAACGGCAGATATTGAAGCTCAACAAAAAAAGATTGATGGTATGAAATCATCTTTTGAATCTGCCCAAATTACTATTTTATCGTTTTTTTCTTCTATGGATAAGTTTAATTCTCTTCCTGTTTCTTCTATTAAAGAAGTTCAAGATGCTATTAAATTAATCCAAACCGCAGCTAATGGCTCTGCTGAATCAGTTGCTAGACTTAAAAGTGCATTAAAAAATATGCAGGAAGCTTCTGTAAACAAACTAGAAAATAAATTATCCAAATATCAAGGTAAGATTGATAGTTATAACTCAACCATTGCAAAATTTTCAGGTGGTGGTTGGACAAGTCCAGAGTATTTAAAGAATGTAAACCAAACTAAAACTTTATTCGAACAATATAGAGATGCATTAAACCTCTTAAAACAAAATCCTGACTTAATTAATAAAGACTCTCTAAATAACCTTGATGAGTTAGAGAGTAAGCTTAAAAAAGTAATTTCTACTATTCAAAATATGTCAGCAGCACAAAAAGGATTCTCTTTGGTTGCTGGTCAAAAAGAACTTGATAAAATTAGACAAATTCTTAAAGACAATTCTGCGATGTCTGCTGAAGCAAAAGCAAGAATTAAAGCTTATTATAACCAAATTAAATCGGGTAATCCAAGCGCATCACTCGATGTAATTCACGGTAAAATTTTAGAGATTGTTGACGCCGAAGCCGAAGCTGGGCGAAGTGGTAAACGATTTTTAGATATACTTAAAGAAAAAGCTTGGTATGGTGCTGCAAGTGTTATTGGTACATACTTTGGTGTTGATGATGCTATCAATGTTGTTAAAGAAATGGCTTCTACTGTAACTGATTTAAATACTCAAATTACTGAACTTGCAAAAGTTTCAGAAGCTAGTTCTTCACAGATATATGCTGATTTTAGTAGCTATGCTAATATTGCCAAACAAGTTAGAGGAACTATTTCGGATACAATTTCAGCAACGGCTGATTGGAGTAAAAACGGATACAATCTACCAGATGCAAAACAATTAGCGGAAGTGTCTCAGCTTTATAAGAATGTTGGTGATGGTATTGATATTAACACAGCAAATGAGTCACTTATTTCTACACTTAGAGGCTTTCAATTAAATCCTGACCAAGCAGAACACATAGTAGATGTATTTAATGAAGTTTCAAATAATGAGGCAATCTCATCTGCTGGAATTGGTGAGGCTTTACAAAGAAGTGCTGCTTCATTTAATGTTGCTTCCACCTCCCTCGAAAAATCAGTAGCTCTTGTAAGTGCAACGAACTCTGTACTTCAGGATCCAGAAAAAGTAGGTAAACAAATACTTGCCTACCTTTACAGTAATGTAATGAAAATAAAAGTAGCTATATCGGTTAAAATCCTGAGAAGGACAAGACCGAGGAAAGACTATAATGTTTGTTTTAATTATTAAATAATTCGAGTTAGGAATCGAATTGTAAGGAGAAAAATGGGAAAGAAATTTTATAACGTATCTTCCGTAAGGTTGATGCGTTTTTTATATGCTCTTGGTTTTCAAAAAGAAAGTTATTTTAATAACGAAGGAAAAGAAAATTGGAGGTTTATTTATGATAAAAATTTATCTGAATCATTAAATTTTTATCACCAGATGAGACAACGAAATAGATAATTTATAGAATAGGAGTTGGTAATATGCCAGTAGAATGTAATTGTATTCAATGTGGGAAGGTTTTTGAAGTTAAACCATATAAAAAAGATACTGCAAAGTTTTGTAGTCGTAAATGTTAACAGGAATATAAAAAAGGAAAACCTAAAGGAGAATGGATAACCCAAACTTGTCCTAGTTGCGGGAAAATTTTTATTACTTTAAAATCAAAAGCTAAAAAATATTGTTCGAAAAAATGTAATCATGAAAGAAATGAAAAATATATGACATATAATTGTGATATATGTGGAAAAGAATTTGAATGTAGTAAAATTTCTACTCAGCGTTTTTGTTCCAATAAATGTAATTCAGAATGGCAAAAAACTGTTGTTGGTGAAGATAATCCGAATTTTACGAGTATTAAGATACCCTGTACATATTGCGGAAAAGTTAATTATGTAAAACCATATAAATTAAATATTCAAGATCATTTCTTTTGTAATGAAAAATGTCGTCAAGATTGGTATGCAAATGTATGGAGTCAACGAGAAGAATGGAAGGAAAAGAAACGAATAGACGCAGTGAAAATACTTGAATCTGGTGTTATGTCTAAGACAAATTCTAAACCACAGCAAATAGTTGATTCAATTATTGATAAAAATAATATAAAGTATGAACGTGAAAAAGGAATAAAATATTATTCAATAGATAATTATCTAACTGATTCAAATCTTATGATAGAAGTGCAAGGAGATTATTGGCACGTCAACCCACTAAAATTCTCAAACAAAATAAACAAATTACAATATGAACGAATACCAAAAGATAAAGCTAAACATACATATACTAAAAATCAATATGATATAGAAATTTTATATCTTTGGGAATCGGACATATATGATAACACATTGTTATGTGAAAAATTAATATTAGAATACATTAAAAGGAATGGTAATTTAGAAAATTATCATTCCTTTAATTATTATCTTGATGAAAACGGAGAATTAATACTTAGAGACAATTTAATTGTCCCATATCAAGATATGAAAGCAAACCAATATAAAAAATTATATGAAGCGTCCTAACGCTTAACAAACATTATAGAATCCGTAACGACTGTAATACTTCATATGGTAACATATGAAGTTCAGCTACTCTCCTATCATTCGTAGGATGAATATACAGTCTGACCTCACGCAATAATCTGAAATAATGAAACGTGAGACATAGCCAGAAATGACTATGCGCCATAGAAATATGGTCAGTAGGTTTCTAACCGAAAGTAACAGATGTGAACATGTGGCGTACTGTTTCTGCACGTTTGCGAGGGAGTGAAACAGAGCTACAAGAAATGGGCGAAGACACAGATGATCTTGTAAAATCAACTTCAAAACTTAGATCTTTAGTAAAAGGAATCACAGGTTTTGATATCATGGAAGATAAAGATACATATAAAGACATATATGAAATCATCTGTGGCATTGGAAACGAATGGCAGAATCTTAGCGATATCGACCGTGCTTCTCTTTTAGAAGCTCTGGCAGGTAAGCAGCAAAGTAACGCTTTAGCAGCCGCACTAGATAATATTGACATTCTCAAGAAAAGCTATAAAGAAGCAACAGAAGCTGAGGGTTCTGCTCGCAAAGAAAATGAAGAATATTCTAAGTCTATTCAAGCTTCTATTGATTTAGTAAAAGCAAAATTTGAAGAACTATCAAACGATTTCCTTCAATCAGATTTTTTAAAAGGTTTGATTGATGCAGGTGGAAAACTCATTGATATAGTAGATGTACTTATTAATAAATTTGGTACATTTCCAACATTAGTAGCAGGTATTGGAGCTGCACTTTCATTTAAAAATGTCGGTAGGGATAAAATGTATTCCCTTTTGTTTGAATATGCCGACAACATACATAATTTACTCTGAGTACAGAGGTTTAAAGTATGTTATCCGTGAGATACACGGTGATAAACACCCTATAACGTCTGAATAGACTTGTGTGACATAAACACACAACTGGGAATTACGTCAACCTCACACTACTCTCCTATTTTGGCAACAAATTAGGCTATAGTGACAATGTGTGAATTCGTATGATCAGGTCGGAAGATTCCTTTTATAAGGAATAAAGGAATAACCGCCACAGTAATGCTATGGGTGAGATTCAGTAGATGCAACGCTACTGATGAGAATAGTCATTCGGTACTAACATGGATCGTAGCCATGAAATTATGAGTTAGAGACTTATCCTCTACTTCTACGTTTGTTTGAGCCAATTGCTTCTTGGCTGATAAGTGAAGCTATCACAGAGAATAACGAAGTGTAAACATAATTTGTTATAAACGTCAATTTATGTAATATTTTTGACTTCGATTATTCTCATAGTCTATATACTTCCATCTTAACAATGTGCTATTCTTCTATTACATTAATAAGGAGGAAAAGCAAAAATGAGAGGACGTAAAAATCTTACATTGGATGAACAGTTGGAGAAAATCATAGTGAACAGGCGGTACAGAATCTAATAGTTTTGCTGATCAATATTCTTTAGTTGATTATTCAATTCTGCTGGTGTTAGATTCATTTTATCCATATACACCTACTCTCCTCCGTAATTTGATAATACTATCATACTACTTTGAGGAATATTTTGCCATTCGGAACATAGGTTTAGGTGATTTTATCTTATTCAGCAAAGTATTGTAATGGTTCAGGGAAATGACTATTAAACTAATATCTCTAAAAAGAATAAAACAGCACAGACAACAACTTCAATAATAATCCAAAGATACACCTTCTTGAATAATCCAGTATGCTTTTGTGTTTCATTATATGTCTTAATCGCAGCATCTGCATAAGATATTGTCAATGACTTGTTCATAAGATATATTACATTGCTATCAATATCATTTAGCGATTTATATTCTTCCAAAAGTTTTTGTATATCTTCTGGTTTCTGCCTTGTTTCCTTATAATTATATAAAACATTAAAAAATCCAATCACAATCATACAAGTCAAAACAACACTGATTGTAATGAGTAATTCGTTTATTGATTTTATAAGACAGCATTCAAAATTAAAAATAGAGATAAATTTTGTAATAAACCATACATTTGCACAAAACAAGGATATTATGACAGTGATACTCTTATATGCTTTATCACTAAAATTGTTTCTATATGCAATTTCTTTTTCATATAGTTTTTCGTATAAATTAAGTTCATAGGAAGGAAGTGATTCTTTTGTCTTCATGTAAAAAATCTCCTAAAAAGCGTAAATCAAATAAACCAGTTGGGGAAATCAAAAATCTAAATACTACTAATCCTGGTCTATTTGAAAATATGCTTGATGTGTTTAAGAAAAAGTAAGTGACTATTTCTGCTCTTTCTTTTCTTTATGGTAATCAAATAATCCTTTGGTTGTGGTATTGATGTTTTTTACTTCACCCTTTGGTTTGGTATCGGTTGATTTTTTGTCTTTGTTTTGTTCGTTTGTTGGCATAGTAGGTTCTCTCCTTTTTATATAATTACCATGGTATAACTAATAATCCAGTAGAAATAACTAGAATAATAATCGAAATATAATTTATGACATTTACAAACTTATAATTATCTTTGTGAAAAATCATACTTATGAAAACAAGTATAAGTCCTATAATAACTATAAGTATTTTGAATAATGAATCATAAATTTGTGATAGACTAATTCCTATATGTCTAAACCAAATGTTAAAAGCATTGTACAGATAAAAAATTTGACTTAATAATCCAATAAATGAAAATCCAGCGTTTAAATTTTTATTCATAACGAAACCTCCTTTTTTGACATTATATCATATAATTCCTATCATGTCTATTCAAACAGCACATAAATCTATTTTATAGTATGATGTTCAAACAATTACCGACAATGATCTCTAATATAAGTCAATTAGGAGACGCTGCGAACAAATTAAAAGCTATCAATTGTTCAGTAGTTGAATTAAATAGTGGAAATATAGATGCGTGTAGAAATGCTGTATCTTTACTATCAAAAGAACAAGCTACTTTACTATTATCGTCTAAAGGATTAAATCAAGCACAAAAAGATTTAATTCTAAGTAATAAAGAAGTGACGACAAGTGAAATTGCAGAAGCAACAGCAACTGCTTCTACAGTAAAAAGCAAAGCATTATTAACGGCTGAACAACAAAAACAACTCTTGACAAGTGGAGCGATTACTTCCGAAAAATTAGCTGAAATAGCAGCAACATTAGGTCTTGAAACTGCGGAAAACGGCTCATTAGTTGCAAAGAAGGCATTAAATGTAGAAACCGTAAAACAGCAATTAACTTCTATGGGAATTGTTGGTTCAACACAAGCACAAATTGTTTCCATGCTGGGATTAACAACGGCAGAAACAGGAGCTGTTACTGCTGGTAATGTTTTAACTGGTGTTATGACAAGATTGAGTCTTGCAATGTCTGCAAACCCTATTGGTGCTTTAGTCACTGTTATTGGGTTAGCAATTACTGCTGTATGGGGGTTATCTAAGGCATTTGATGCATTAACTGATTCCGCTGAGGAAATAGATGAGCGTGTAGATAGTCTAATAGACAAATACAATGAAGCAAAAAATAAAGCAGATGCAAATGCAAATACAGTTGAATCTTTAGCATCAGAATATGAGGAATTGTCAAAAGGTGTTAATAATCTTGGTGAAAATATTTCTCTTACATCTGATGAGTATGACAGATATAATCAAATTGTTAATCAGATAGCCGATATGTTTCCAGATTTAATTTCTGGCTATACAAAAGAAGGAAATGCTATATTATCCTTAAAAGGAAATGTAGAGGGTCTTAGAGACGCATACAAAGAAGCTCAACAAGAAGCATATAACTTGTTGGTTGCAAAGGGTGAAGATTCTGATGGTGAAGACATTGTTGAAGCATATAAAAACTTATCTGAATTAGATTTTTGGGATTCTGATAATGTAATTGGGGCAGAAGATTTTACAACAACGGCAAGAAGAAATATTACAAAGCAAATTCTTGATTTGATGAAAGATTTAGAAACTGCGCCAGAAGAATATGATAAATTAGCAAAACAAATTTTTGATACATATGGAGATAGAGGTTATAACCTATTAGAAGAAATGGGACTTCCTGCTATCAAAGATGTATTTACAGATTCTACTGGGGCAACAGAAGAAGCTTTAAAATCAGCAAGAACCACAGTTCAAGCCTACTATCAAGGATATCAGTCTGAAATAAATAATAAGTTAAAAAATATTGATACACTTGCCAATGCATTTTTATTAACAAATGAAGATTATTCTAAACTTGATGATCAGTCAAAAACAGCGGCATCTTTAATTGTCAATAGTATTACAGAAGATATTGCAAATGGTTTTCACTCAAAAGAAGATGTTGGTGCTTATGTTGCGGATATAGTTTCTCAATTAAAAGATAATCCCGATTTAAGTGAGGCAATGATTGGTTTGTTTACAACTGATCTATCCGATATGTCGGTGGATGATGCAAGGGATGTCGTTGACCAATATATCAATACTATTGCCAAAATTCTTGATGAAGATCCTGTTGAGTTAAAAGTAAGACTTGGTTTTGATTATTATAATGATGACGATATAGAACCATTAAAGACAAAAGTACAAGGTTTTTTGAAAGACGAATTCGATGATAAAGTCGGAGAATTGTCTTTAGATGATTTGCAAGTTGCAAGTAAACTTGAAATTCCAGAAGGCACTCTTCTATCATGGGATGAATTAAAGCAGAAAATCGAAGAAACGAAACATGCGGGATCTCTTAATACTGCAGACATTGACTCTCTCACTAAAAAGATAGATGAAATCCAGAATGTATATAAAACATTAAAAGATGCAATCAAGGAATACAATAAAGAAGGATATATATCTGTAGACACCTTCCAATCTATTATTGGCTTAGGCGCTGAGTATCTTAAATATTTGGTTGATGAGGATGGTAACCTTAAATTAAATGCTCAGTCATTGCAGGAATTAACTATAGCTCGTGTCAAAGATATGGTTGTTGCTCAGAAGAACAAAATCATAAACATGGCTACAGAATGGAACGATGAATCAGATGCAGCAAAATATTTAAAAGGAAACTTAGACGAAACTTCTGATTCTTATGACGACCTTATCGAAAAAAGACTTCAACTATTAAGAATTAAATGGACTGAACAGTTAGATGAAAATGGTAACAGAGTGTGGACAGATGAACAGATTGAAAACACAATAGCTGGACTTAGAAAACAGTTTGGTTCACTTGATACTGTTCAAAATGCTGCTATTAAAGGGATTAAGTCTGGCTTTGGTATGACAGGTGAAAGTGCCAAAGATAATGCTGATAAGATTAAGGACATCAACAAACAACTTGATGACCTTGCTAAATCTGAAGCCCTACAGAAACTTAAATACAAGTTTGACCAGCTCGAACAAGGTATTACAAAGATTGACACTGCCCTTTCTTTATTGAACAATATATCCGATTTAACATATGAAGATGATTATATTGGCAAGATAGAGATTGTAAGTAATCAGTTAGATTTGGCGACAAGTAAAGCACAACTTCTACAGAATGAGTTCGAACAGTTATCTGCTGAACAGTACAATACAGCGGATTCTTCTAATGAATTAGCTAGTAGAATGAAGTCCACAGCGGATAGTATTGCTGAAAACCAAAAGCAAATAATTGAATATGGTAAGAATATTACTTCTTATTATATGTCTGCTTTGAGTGCTATCAACTCTCTTTCAAAGGACTCTATTGAAAGAGCAACTACTTTAATTGATAGAAACATCAAGACACTTTCTGAAGGTGGTTTAACTGGATTAGAGTTTAGTTTTGTACCTACAGTTCCTCAATCTGCAATTGAAAAGCAAAGAAATGAAAATCAGTCTTTAAAGAATGAAATGCAATCATACTATAATTCTGTTGCTGAAATGCAGAAGACTGCTTTAGACTTACAGTATAAAGAGCAGATGACAGAGAACGAGAAAAAGAGACAAGAAATTCTTGAATCTCTTAAAGAACAGCAAAATGATTTAAATGAACACTATGCTACGGTTGAAAAAGCTCAAGAATCTCACAATGCTACAACTCAAGAAGCTCAAAAACAAAATGACGCACAAACTCAAGAAAATCAGAAGCAAAATGATGCGGCTATCATAACCGAACAGCAAAATACTCAAACCAATTCTTTAAATGGAGTAAAAACTTATCTTACTCAGTTTCAAACAATGATTCAAGGTTTTATTGATTGGCTCGCCCAAAATCCGTTGCATCCAACTGTAGAATTTACAAATCTTAACGATATAATGGATTCTACTTTTATAGATAGTAATAATGGTAATACTTTAAATGGTATGGCTTACTATAATCAGAAAAATTACAGTGATTCTTACGCAGGCGGAACAATAGCTACAAGTGGTTGTGGAGTAACTTCTGCTGCCATGGTTGCTACGACTTTGACAGGGAAAACTATTACTCCTTCTGAAGTAGCAAAACTTGCTAAAGAAAAAGGCTATGAAGTTTCAGAAGGTACATCTTGGGGACTCTTTAACAATTTAGGTTCCATTTATAACTTCCATGGAGAAGAAATTGGAAAAGACGATAAATCTATTTTAGCTGCTTTAAATAGCGGAAAGAAAGTTATTGTCAGCGAAGGAAAAGGTACTTGGACATCTGGTGCGGGACATATTATTGTTCTTGCTGGAGCCTCAGATGGAAAAATTATGGTTAATGACCCATATAGTCCAGAAAAATCAAAAAAATTATGGGATATAGGAGATATTACAAAGACAGCAAAAGGTGCTTGGGCATACTATGCTAAAGGAACAAAAAACTTTGGTATCGGTGGAGAAAATTATAAGACAGAGTATCTTAGAAACAAGAAAACTGGAGAATGGCATGAAATAAACGAACCCACTTTAGTAAATACTGATGAGTATGATGTTATCGGAGAAAAGACTTCTGCAAAGATTAAACAAGTTGGTAAACCTCTTCCAATGTATGCGACAGGTACTCCTATTAGCGACCCAAAAGTTCGAGAGATGGTTAAAAAAGCTTCTCAAGAGACAGGTGTTCCTGCCAATATTGTCTTGGCAGTTATAGACCAAGAAAGCGACAATACTTGGAGCAGTGGTAATCCAGATAGTGGTGGTACTTCATATGGTTATATGCAGTTGCGTACTCCAGGAGTTTTAGACGACCTTCCTGCTGATAGAAGACAAGCTGCAATGACAGATAAGTATTCTAACATCCTAGAGGGAGCTAAATTCTTAAAGAGATTATTTAACAATTATAGCGATTGGACTAAGGCGGCTAGTGCATATAACCAAGGCGAAGCGGGGTTTAAAAGGCATGGTATAAATAAGTACGGAAAAGATGTTGTTGCAAGAGCTAATTCTACTGCTTTTGTTCAAGCAGCACAAGATTTATCAAGTATTTCTACTGCCGTTCAAGCTGTATCAACTGATACTTCTGATATAGCTACCAATACAGATACTATTGCCACTAAAGATATGAAGGCTGAACTTCAGAATATCGTAGATAGTACAAGCACGCCTACTGAATTAGCAAAATATCAGGATAACCTTTTAAACTATATCAAAGACAACAATACTATACAGGGAAAGAACAACGATGGATTCTTAGCAGCGTGGGAGAAATTACAAGCTGAAGATGAAACTGCAAAATCTGTTTTAGCAGACTATGACAAGCAGTTGACTGACAACAGATGGTCTGATAATTATAACGAAATCAAAGACGGTGCTACTAAGTATGCTTCTAGTTATGCTATTAATACAATAAAAGCTCAAACTGGTGTTCAAGTTAATGAACTTCTCAAGCAGTATGATGATGAAAAAGCTGTTCTCGATGATATACTTAAATATTTCAGAAAACGAAAGGCTGATGGTGCATCTGCTGATGAGTTAAAAGTTATTGCTCAAACATATAGTGAACAGTTACAGAATGTTGAAAGCACTAGCGATTCATATGTATCTGCTATACAATCTGAAACAGATTATCTTCTTAACATCGCAGAAAGAAACACTAAATATGTCAAAGATCAAATCACTTGGCAAGAAAAGATCAATGAAGGTCTTGAAAGACAAGCCAAATTAACTTCTAATGTAAATGATAAGTTATCATTGCAGAAGGATATTATTGACGGTAACGATACAAAGAGAGAGCTTTATCAGAAGCAGAAAGATAATGCTCATCGCAATGTTCTTGACATATTAAATAGTGACGACAAAGATTATCAAGAAGTTCTTAAACAGTTCCAAAGTGTTGAACCTTGGTTTGATGGAACTGGTGAATTTTCCGCTCAATATGAAGCAGATTTAGCACGTTTAGGAGCAAGTACCCCTAAACTTGTTCCTTATATGAAGCAAATTGCTTCATTGATACAGGTGTATAAAAAAGCTTGGTATGATGCAGACAATGAAATGCAACAAACTCTCGATGATACTGCTAGTCGTATTGACGAGGTATATGCAACTCGAACTGATAAGATAACTAAAGCTATTAGCAATAGCGAATGGGTTCTTGATATGCTTGGAGATGGAAACTTCGATTTAAGGTTAGAAGAAACTAATACCCAGCTCCAGAATAATCTTGATAAGACAGTCGAAATTAAAAATCAACAAGAATATGTCAACGAATTATATCAGAGAGGTTCTATCACTTATGAACAATTTGTTGAAAAGTCACAAACATTACAGGAAGACTTACAGAGTGTTTATACTACAATTAAATCTATTTTAAACTCTATTAAACAGATTAAGATAGATACTATTCAGAAGAATATAGATGACATCAATGACCAGCTGGAAGAAATTCATGATGCTTCTGATAGAATTACAGATAGTATAGATGCTAGAATGGATGTCTTAAATGATGAAAAAGACGAACTTGATGAACTTCAAGATAAATGGGATAAAGTTGCCAGTGCTGTTAAGAAAGTTTTATCTGACCAGAAAGAGTTGTTAGATGATGAAAAAGAATCTGTCTCTGATTACTGGGACGATAGAATTAAAGCTATTGAAAAAGCGAACGAAGAAACTGATAGAAATATTAGTTTGCTAGAAAAGCAGAAAGAACTTAGTGAAGCTAAAGAACAGCAAACAGCGTTAATATATCAGAATGGTAAGTTTACTTATCAAGCTGACCCTAAAGCTGTTCAAGATGCAGAATATGCTTTAGCTGAAGAACAGCGTAGCATTAAGCAAGATAAAGCAAAAGAAGCTCTCGAAGAGCAAAAAGATTTAGCCATTAAGAACATTGAAGACCAAATTGACGCTATTAACAAGTATCAAGAAAAATGGGACGAAGTGTTTGATTGGTATAAGAATGAAGTTAACGAGCAAGCAGCTTACGACCAATTAGGTGCTGATTGGATGAACGATACTATGGCATTAAAGACAAGTATTCTTAATCAAGTGGGCAATGCTTATAAGAATAACGAGTCAATAATCGAAGGTAGTATCAATGAAGAAATAAAAGCTCTTGAGAAACAGGAAAAAGCTCTTGATAGGCAAGTTAAAGCTCAAGAAAGAGCAGCAAATGCTAAGATTAGAGATTATAACAAGGAAATTAGAGCCATTGAACAAACATCTGACAAGTTTTATGATTTATATAGACAGATAGTTGAATATTTCAAGACTGGAAATACAGATGCTATTCCTGGTATTATTAAATCATTTGTTGAAGAATTCAATAGCATTGTGGACAATATAGATGTTAAGAAATTAACCAATGCTATATTCCAAGCACTTGGTATGTCTCCTATTGGCACTGTTAATTCTAGTTCTACTTCGACAAGTAATTCTGTTAATACTTCAGATAATTCTAATTTAAGCTTTGATGAAGCTAATAAGAAAGCGATCGAAATCCTTAACGATAAAGGATTAGACGGATTAGATGAAGTAGATAAGATACTTTTAAACAACGGATATTCTCTCAACAGGAATTCTATCTCTACTGCTGATGGCACAGGTAGAAAATTTATCAGAGTGTCTGACGGAGATACCGATAGATATTTAGCTCAAAGTAGCGATGGTAAGTGGAAGTTCGCTTATGATTATAGCACTGCTGCTAGTATTGCTGGTGGTTCTAGTGGGAATATAGGAGAATCATCTAATAATGGTTCTAACAATAGCTCTAGCAGTAATATTGTTAAGAATCCTACGGGCACAGCAAATAACGGTATGGATTACAGCGAAACCAATCAAGCCGAAAAGAATAAACAAGATGCTATAAGTTGGTTAAAAACTTATCAGAAAGAAAACGGAGGAGCGTTTAACACTGTAGCATACAAATCTTCTAAAGAAGCATATGATGCAAATGTTGACACAGTAAAAGATAGTAAAAAGTCCATATTGGTTGTTTATTATGTAAGCGGTGAACATTATGCTGTTGGCAAGATTCAGTATGGTGATACAGTGCCAAAAACTTTAAAGAAGTTCGGCAAAGGCACAAAAAATGCACCTAGAGGACTTTCTATTATAAATGACGGGAATCAGTATAGTGGAGAACTTGTAAACTTCAGAGGTGGAGAACAAGTTATTCCTGCTGACAAGTCAATCAAATTAATCGATGGATTAACTGATTTAACCGAAAGCGATTTAGGTAGATTGTTATTGGAAAATGGTTCAATGCAAGCTCAGTCATTCTTAGAACCATTTAAACAATCTTTGTTCGATAATAATGCATTACAGAATCTTAATAATATGAAACAAGTAGACAATAGTATTACAATCAGTAATATTAATATGTACGAAACAGAAAATGTTAATGATTTTGTAAAGCAACTCAACAGACAGTTGCCGTTGGCAGCAAAGAAAATAAAAAGATAGAGAATTATAGGGTGGAGTAATAACTCTGCCCTATTCCATTATAAAAAATAAAAACAGATGAAAGGTGAATTTCAAGTGAAAAATGTAGATGTGAATAGCCTTAATTCCTTGGCAAAAACGATAATTGAAATTATCAATCAGCTGGCTAGCGAGACAAAAACTATAAAAACTAAAGATGAAACTAAAAAAATGCGTGTGGTGTCTGTGTTGGACAATGAGATGTGTAAAGTTGCCTACAATGGACAAGAATTTACAGCAAAAACTAATATAGAGTTAAAAGTTGGAAATTCAGTTTGGGTATTAGCCCCTAGTGGAGATTACACTAATTTATTAGTTTTATACAAGTAGGAAGGAAGTGAGCAAATGAATTTAACTACTTTGAACGACATTAAAGAAAAAGTAGAATATATTGGAAAAGATATAGATGAAGTATATATAATAGATTGTAAAGAGATTATACCTTTAACAGAAGATAAAACAGATTATAAGAATATTGCAGTCGTTGGTGATAATAATTCAAACTCTTTATTCTTTGTTGTCAGTAAAGTTATAGATGGAACAGATATTTCCCGAAAAGCAATTACTGTATACTTCTTAAATGAACAGAAACAGATCGGTTTATATAGCGTACAACAAGTTACATCTTTATCTGATGAATTTGTTATCTTCGAATGGAAACTTAGTGAAGGCGCATGTATTGTTCCTGGAACATTAGGTTTTAAAGTAGTAATATCAGACACAGACTATAGGTATGTTACATTAGACAGTAAGCTGACTATTATAAATACTAATATAGCTTTAGAAAATAGTATTAATTTTGATTCAACATTACTAGATTTGTGCGATGAAAAGATTAACCAAATTAATGATATATTAAACAATGCTAAATCAGCGAGTAATAACTGTGATAAACAATATGCTAATACGAAAATCCTTTATGACGAATTAGTAAAAATTGAAGATAGCAACGCTATTGCTATACAAGCTTTGAAAAATAATATCTATACTATGCAAGAAGTAGATGCCCTTTTTGGCAATATTTCAAACACAACCGAAGGAGTAAATCTTGGTAATTATTACACAAAACCTGAAATAGATAGAATGGTTGTAAATTGCACTCGTAATAGTAAATTTTCTATAATATATCCTCAATACATTGCAAATACTGGATTATTTATTGATTCAACCGAAAAAGCTAATGTTATAAGTATTGTAGAGGATAACAGCAATACTACATTAAATTATATAAATTTAGCCAATTCTATATGTCTTACAGATATTACATATTGTAATAATAAGCCGATTGAAGTTTATACATATGACAATGGGGATATTGCCCTTTTACAGAGCGATTACACAGTAAATTATATTAATTTAGGAGGTGTTTTATAGTGAGAAAACTTGGTAAAAACGCATTGAAAAATTTAACTTTAGATGCAAGTTGTCAAATTGATTTAGGTTCTACCGTCACTGCTATAGACAGTAGTAACTACAATGATAAAATTGTTTGGGGCTTTAATCACGATAACCCCATTCAAGATGACGATACTTTTAGACTGCAGAAAAGCGTTGTTTTAGACGCAATAGAAGCAGATGAAAGTACAACTACAAGTGAATTTAGTTTTAATTATAATAGGGTTAAAAATGGTAAATTAATATTACAAAAAAGGATTAATGGTAACAATATGCGTGCTGTTATGGCGGCAGACACAAAAACTTCAAATACTTCTACTAGCATGACAACAAAAACACAAAGAACATATGTTACTGATATATATATTCCATTCGGGTTGCGCTCACTCTACACTTTTGTTTTTGATTCTACAAGCATAACAGAAATACATATCCCAGAGAGCATAACAAGTATAGGCAAAGGAGCATTTATTAGAACGAAGTTAAAAGAAATAGTATTGCCTAGCAGTGTAGCAACTGTTGCTGAACAAGCGTTTGGAAGTTGTGAAAATTTAGAAAAAGCAGACTTTTCAAAAACAAAAGTAACAAGTTTAAAAAACACTTTTCAATCTAGTATAAAACTAAAAGAAGTTTTTTTACCAAACACATTAGAAGTAATAGGTTTAAGATTGTTTTACAACTGTAATAGCTTAACAAATATAACAATTCCGAATAGTGTAACAAGTATAAGGGAAGAAGCATTTAGAGGTTGTAATAGCTTAACAAATATAACAATTCCGAATAGTGTAACAAGTATAGGAAAATCAGCTTTTCAGGGGTGTTTAGCACTAGAGGAACTAACAATTCCCGAAGGTGTAACCACAATAAGTCAAGCTACATTTTGTGGTTGTAGTAATTTAGCGAATATAACTATTCCTAATACGGTTGAAACGATTGAATACAGAGCTTTTCAAAATTGTACAGCACTTACAGAAATAACAATTCCTAACAGTGTAACAAGTATAGGAGCAGAAATATTTCTTTACTGTTCTAATTTAAAAAAGATTTACATCGATAACGTAGAAGGAAGTTTAGATACATCTAATTTTGGTGCTGCAAATGCAGAAATTAGTTGGTTAAGATAGGAGGAATAAGGAATATGACAACAAGAGAATTAAAAAGATTAATTGCAGATGAAGGAAACGTATTACAAAATATACAGACAGGAGAAACAGCATATTGTGTAGATATTTTCGCTGAAAATGCCGATAATTGGAAAGAAATAGAAGATACTGAAAACAAGGAAAATAAAATTGTAGGTGAATAATATGAAACCTATTCTTTATAATATTTTTGCAGTAGATGCAACAAGAGACAATGATGTATTGTTTATTTGGAATGGGTTACAAGCTATTGGTAGCATTTTAACAATTAAAGAAGTCGGTAACCCGTCTTTTGTCAAAACAATTTCTCATAATAGCAATGCTTTACAAACAGCTATTCCAAGTAAGACTTTGGAAAATGGCAAAACATATTATGCAACAATACAGGTAAAATACAAGGATACAAATGGCTCAGATATTACTTCTGAGTCATCTGCATCTTGTCAGTTTGTGTGTTATGACACCCCTACTCTTTCTATTAATGGATTTTCTACAACAGGAATTAATAAGGTAAATACTGCTTCATTAAGCTTAAATATTTTATATGATTCAAAATATGAAGATAACATTTTAGAAAAATTTAATGTTTCAGTATACACAGACAGTTATTGTACTCAATTGTTAAGGAAAAATAATGATGTTTATACTAAAGGAAACTTAGATAACTTGTACACATATGTCGGTAATTTGCCTACAAATTCTATATATTACATTGTCGTAACTGGCACAACAAACCATAATATGCAGATACAAAGTGCAGTATATACTGTACAAATTTCTTATAACACAGACATTAATAGTGTTTTGGAGGCGAGTGTTAATAATGGACATGTAGTTTTAACACTACAACAGAAGACTATTGTAGGGGAATGGGAAGGTGCTGGAAATACTAGAAATCAGTATAATAATGGGATGGCTATTGTTATATGGGGGGATGATATAGTTTTTGACACTAATTGGGATTCAACGCCTAATTTTTCTATGATTATTAAAGTTAAAAATCCTATTTGTGATAATATCAATAATTTTATGACCATAGCAAATTGGACTAAAAATATTAAATTGTATATGACAAATGATAATAAGAGCATAAAGGTTTGTGCTATAGACAATGTTACAGGAAGTATGGCTTATAGTAATGTAATAGAAAATCAGACCATAGGAAACAAACAAGGCTTAAATCAAACATATGTAAATGGAATTTTTACAATTAAATTAAAAAAGAAGAACGGAAGAATATTTTTAATTATAGATTCGTAAGGAGGTGATTTTATTGCTTAATTGTTTAATTGGGAGTTGTGTATTTTACGGCGATAAAGACATAGATAATACGATTTTTGCTAACAAGTTAAATATTTATACTCAATCTAAAGGGAATGTCGAATATGATAGTTTATCTTTATATCAAGGTGTATATGACACCGTTTATATTAGTAGTGATGATATTAGTGATGAGTCTAATTTACCAGATAAAACTATCCCGTCTGAATGGTTAAATAATACTATCTTTTGGGCAAAATTCGATAACAATCTTCAAGCGGGGCAATCTGACCTAGAATTAAATAATATTTCATATATAATTATACAGAAAAAAGAAGAAAATGAAAACTCTTATTCTGTTGTAGATGTAATTCCTGCGAAAGACTATATTTCTAACAATAAAATCACAGTTATAGACAGACTTGTAAAATGTTATAAGAGTTATGATTATCAAGTTGTTCCAGTTATGATAGATGGGGCAGAAAGTACAACCTTAAAAGCTGTTTATACAACGGATAAAAAAATAGAGTGGAATGGGTATTTCATTTACGATGGCAACACAGAATATTTTTGTAAATTCGGAGAACAAACCGTTGATTATACGAGAAATAATTCAGCTCAAATTCAGACTACAATGAATACAGATTATCCATATGTAATTAAATCAGGAATGAATAAACACGATACAGTAACTATTTCTGCGTCAGATTTTAAGGTGGATTGTAGTAAAGAAGGCGGATTAGACTTAGAAGGTTCTGCCGAATATCGAAGAAAATATGATGACTTCTTGACCAATTCTAATCCTAAGTTATTTAGGGACGACCAAGGAAATATGAGAATTTGTGCTGTATATGATGGAATATCTCATAGCGAACAAGGACATAAGTTTAATGTTGATACATCTTACAGTCTATGCGAGATTGGGAATACTGATAATCCAGAAGATTTATACAGCTATGGCTTTAGTAATTATAATCCTAATACAATGATGGGTAATAATATTACTTCTGAATTGGTACAAGGCGCAACTCTTAATATAACAGTATACGGTGCAATCAGTGGGGACGCAATAAGTAATATTCAAATATCTTTATGTCTTAATGATGTTGAAATATTTGGAGGAAAAACCAACACCAGCGGTAAATTTACTCTCTGCAATTTAGATTCAGGAAGATATTCTGTAGTTGTTCATAATGGCGTTTATACAACTAAAAAACCAATTAGCATAAGTTCTAGCGGAATTATTAACATTGATGTGGAAGTGGGTGGTGTATGATGTTTCAACCTACAACAAATGATATTAGATTAATCACACAAAAAGACCAAACAAGAAAAATAAAAATTGAACTTCTTGATTTTAAAACAAATGTTGTAATTGGTGAATTAACAGGCGGTATTACCAATGATAATTTTAACATATCCACTGGTGATAATTATAGAAGAACTTATAGCTTAGATATGATTGTATCAGATAGTTCATTTGCTTTATCTGAGGATTCCCAGATATGGTTAGATAAAATGATAAAAGTATATGTAGGAATAATAGACATAAGAACGAAATCTTATGTTTGGTATTTACAAGGAACATACGCTTTTTCAAAGACAAGCTATTCTTATGATGAGTCGTCCAAAGCTTTATCTATAGATTGTGTCGATTTAATGGCTTATTTAGATGGCACATTAGGAGGCACGATCTATGGTGCTATTCAGACAAAAATTGAACGATTTCCATCTGGGTTAGAGTATAGTGGCGTCAAAGTTGATTATACTGTAATTAATGGGACAACTATATACAACAAAACTTATATATATGGTGGAACTGTTTTTACCATTCAAACTCCAGAATATGAACCATATAAAAATGCACAAGGGAATACAATTTTAAGAACCATAGAAGACATTGTTTTAAAATTTGATATTCAAGCCGACAATGAAACTGCCTCCCCTATTTGTAAAATCAGCTATGAAAGTTCTTATGATGAAGAAGTTAATAGAACTGCATTTTCGAAAACTTATACATTAAAAGAGTTACAAGATGGAATTATATGCAAAAGTTTATTAACAAGAGATATAAAAATAGAATTTTTAACTTCAGTTAATTTATATAAAATTACTATTAGAGATGTTGATTTTGCACCCACTGAAGACTTGTTTATTTGGTGGTTTTCTCGTCCTCGTTCTGTAGTAAGAGCCGATATGTTAGATTGTTCAGGTGAAGTATTTTGTCGTGACCCTAATAATTTAGACAATATTGCTACTGTTGTTAATATCGGTAGTAATTATGAAGGATATATCTCAGACAGTTCTACTAGAGTTACATATGGTTCAGAAGACAATCCCGCCAAGATAGACACTGGCAAAATAACTATAGATGGTACAAATGCTGGAGAAACTTATTTAACAGACGTATTTGTTAGTTTCTTAAAGTTATTCGGCATTAAGAGATATGAAATTAACGATATATATGAAACTGTACCATATGACCAAGAATTTAGTGCTGGTTCGACTGTTTATGATGTTTTTTCTACTTTAATTGGTTTATATTCAAACCTAGAAATGTATTTTGATACAGATGGTGTATTTGTTTTAAAACATGTATCTACTACTAATGATGAAGACCCGATTTTAAATAATGATACTATTAGACCATTAGTGATTAGTGAAAGTTTATCTACTGAACTTAATGTTACTAATGTATCTGAAATATGGGGAATGAATATAGATGCCAACATTTATGCTGAAAACGATGATACAGACCCTAATATGGTTGTATATAATTCTACTAATAATGCTTTTGAGGTTAGATTTAAAGATTTAGTTTTAACTGACCAAAACAAAATCCCAGATGGTACAATTTTAGCTTTTAGAACACCAAAAGATATGATTAAACACAAAAGCAATATAGGATTAACAGTTAAAAATTTAAACGCCGTAACTTCGAATATTAAGGCTGTGGATAAATGTTTTACTGTTGATGAGTTTAGCAAATCTGGTAATAGCTATAAGATAAATCAAAATTTACAATATACAGAAAATATTGGGGGTATGGTTGTTATAGATGTAGATTCTCTTGTTACAAAGGTAGAAAAACCAACAGGTAGAGGTTATGGTGTCGGTACAGAAGAAGGTATAACTGAAACTATAAATAATATAGAATTTAAAGGTATATTCTACAACATGCGTAGTGCAAACGCAATGGTTAAAGTTGATGATTCGGGTAAGAAAACATTAGACTTAACTAAATTATGTTATTGTGTTCAATTCAAAGCAATAAAAGATGAAGCATTTAGATTTTATATTACTCATTCTGCAACTAATATTTATGTAGCTAATTCAAGAGGAGAAATATATACTGAACCAACATATCTTACAGATATAAACACAGAACATAAGATTAGTTATATAGACTTTGTGGCACCAAAAGATGACACTTTTTATTTCTTTGGTTATAGCACAGACAGTACTACACCAATGAGATTATATGGTGTAAGCAGGTTGACTTGTGAAGTTGGTAAACTACCTATCTATAATTATACAACTGAAGAATTGATTCCAGCAGGTACATTTATTGCTAATACAACATATACTTTTAAATACAGTAATAATAAATTGTATTATCTTGGGCAATGGCAAATACACGCTGTTGCTATAGAGGTATTAGAAGTTCCAGATGACGAAAAACATAAAGAATATGTAGAGCAGTTTAATTGCCCTAATATTGTTTACACTCAATACGATAGTAGATTTGCTATCGAAAATATAGGTATAAGGGTTAAAACTTGTAAAGACGATGTTTATTCTTATATATATTCTGATGATTTGGCACTACAAAGAGCTGAATATGAGAATTATTTATCTGTTAGATTCAGTAGCCAATTAGAATTGAACTTAATTAATATACCTTGGTTAGATGTGAATAGAAAAATTACATATAAGTCTGAACTAACAGATTTAGCTACATATATGATAGAAAGTATTAGTGGAAGTAACAACTCCCCTACTATAAGTGTTTCTGCTACTATGTTTTATCCTCAATACACAACTATAAAAGGTAGTATAGGTTATATGCCAATAGATACTACTAATATGACTAGAGATAATAATATGTCAGATAGATTAATGTTTTATAATAATCTTAATAACTTATATCTGTTTGATTACATGTGGTACATCAATAAATACCCAGACTTATATAATGTTTATGGATATAATCCATCTCATTTATTCGAGCATTGGTGTCTTTATGGTATCTGGGAAGGTCGTAGTCCAAGCTTAGAATACGATAAAAATTATTATTCTAATAATGTGAAAGAAAGTGATATAAATAAAATAATTACAGAATTAAAAAAGATATTCCCAGAACAAACAAATGAAACAAAGTTAAGAAACGCAGCTCTTTGGTATAACTTTATGAAAACAGGAGTCACAAGAAATATAAGAGCTTCTAATCACTTTGACGTAGAAGTTTATAAAAAATCTTACAACGACTTACAACGAGCGTTTGGCGATGATTATAGAGCTTACTTTGAGCACTATGTTCGTTGGGGACGCAAAGAGCAAAGAACACAAATAAAATGAAACAATAAAGGAGGTCGATTATTTGTCTGATATAAGATTGACAAATTATCCAGATAAAATAGATAACATTGAAAATATGAGAGAGCCGACAGAAGAAGAATTGGCTCTTATTCAAGCAGGAAATTATGATGAATTAACGGATGATGCAAAGAATAATGTATTTATTACAGCAAAAAAAATAAATACAATGATAGATGGTATAAAAAGTTGGCAGCAATTCACTAAGAAGTGGATTGAAGATGGATATGTTCATCAAGGAGCTTATAGTTCAATTAAAAATTATTATCCTAGAGATGTCGTAACTTCTGGTGGTGTAAGTTATCTCTGTATAGGTTTTAGAGTGATTGGAGAAAATCCTGAAAATTCTAAAAAATGGGTAAGATTGACTGGGGCTACAGGGGCAAAAGGAGCAACTGGTGTTGGTCAAAAAGGCGACCCTGCTGAATTAGTATATATAGATACAGGTGGCGTTAATTATATAGCCAAGAATTCTGATGGAGAATTGACTAATTCAACATTAACTATTAAGCCATATAGTAAAACAGGTTCTAATAATCCTCGTGCTTTATCTAGTTATATTTATATATATACTAAAGCTTCAATAAATGGCGATTATGTTCAGGCGCAATCAGCAGGTTGTACTACAAGTTTTGATTATTCGATTCCTAAAAATATTGCAGGAATAAAGATAATTATTAAGAATAGAAATTCAGTAGAATTAGCCGTTAAAGAAATACCTATTATTCAGATTAGCAATTCAGTTGTTAACACATATGACGTAGACTGTGATGACGATGTTTATGCTTCTAAAATGCTTATCACAGAAAAATATGCTTCTGATAGTAAAGTTAGGGATTACGACATTCAAATTATTCCCAAAAGAATAACAGCAAATATACCTTTACGTAATTATCTTATTCCTATATTATCAATTGACAGTCTTGAAAATTATTTTGACCTTGAAACAACTTTTGTTTATGCCAATATCTCAATTAATAATAGCGTAAAAAATGACCCTGATTATTATAATTGGGCATTCCCTCTTATTAGAGTGGCTAATTTTTATGTTAATTACAGCTTAGATTATGGTTATAGAGTAGACGAAGGGACAGGAGAACTTTTAAGCACAGAATTATCCTCTAATGACGCCAAATATTATACCATCAATATAAACATTAAAACAAGATTAAAATAAACTATTATTAAGGGCAAGAATAACTTGCCCTATTTTTATTACCCAATTTAAAGGAGGGGCTATGATTGACATTACGCAACAATTGTTTAGTATAGATTTAAAAGAAAATCTTATTTCTATCATCATAATTATAATTTTTATTAAAGCAGCATGGGAACTCTATGATTGGTTTGCCGATAAAATTGGCATCTCAACAAAGAAAAGCAGAGAGCGAGACATGATGGTTGATATGATGAAAGAATATAAAAATGAACTTTCAGATGTAGAAAAAAATTTAGAACTTTTAAAGGCAGCCAGCAAAGAGTCTTTATTATACAAAATCAATGAGAAATATAATAAATATTTTTCTTTAGGTTATATTCCCTATGAAGAATACGATGAGTTCATAAGTTTGCATGATGCATATAAAGGCATCGGAGGAAATCATACTGGTGATGAAAAGTTCAATAGAGTAATTACATCGTTGGAAGTAAAGAATATGTATGAACATGAACATGAACATTTAGAATAAGAAGGAGGGATTCGTATGACAACAACAGTATTTTTAGCACTATTATCTATTTTTGCTGTTTTAACATCTAGTGGTACTGAAGCAGTTAAGAAGTTTTTAGATAGTATAGATGTAAATTACAATAGCAATATTATAGCTACTATATTATCTATTATTATTGGTTTAATTGGAACTTTTATATATTATGAAGCAAATGCTATAGAATTAGACTTGTTAAATGTTATATACGCCATTTTAATGTCTTTAGCGTCAGCATTAACAGCTATGTTAGGCTATGATAAATTTAGCCCCGTATTGGCTAGTATTATAGAAAAAATTAATAATATAGGAACAATCACAAGGAAGTGACAATTATGAAGTTTTCGACAAAAGTTATTATTGCGGTATACGTAACATTAATTTTATTTACTATAACAATGATTGCTTTATTTTTAATTAAAGGGAGTGTCCCTGACAGCTTAATCACCTGTGTGTTTGCTGCTTGCTCAGTAGAATGTGGAGCATTAGGATTAATTAAACATGGAAAAGTTAAATATGGTGATGGAAACAATGAAGATATAAATATATCAGATGAGGATGGTGAAGATAATGAGTAAGACAGTTCAAGGATTATTAGAACATTGTAAGAAGGCTCTTAAAAATAATGTACAGTATGTGTATGGAGCTAAGATGCAAGTTCTTACATATAACCAAATAAAGGCTTTACAAAATGCATATGGTACAAGTTGTGTTTGGAATAGTGATTTAAAAAAGGCTAATAAATTATGCTGTGATTGTTCAGGATTAATATCTTCTTATACAGGTATAACTAAAGGAAGTAGTGTATATAAAAGTACAGCAACTTCAATAGTTACTATAAGTGAATTAAATAAAAACTGGAACAAATATATTGGTTGGGGTTTATGGATGCAAGGTCATATTGGTGTTGTAAGCGACACTAAGGGCTATTACTACGCTATGGATGGTTCTGCTCGAAATATGGTGCACTATCCAATGTCTAAACAAAAATGGACTTATTGTATTAAATTATGCGATATTGACTACTCTATAAATAGTGTATCCAGCAACAATAATACTACTAATTCAAACAAGACAATATCCAATGTGGTTGATACTACTACTAAAATATCATATAATGGACATATCATTGAATATAAGGCTAAAAATATTAATGGTAATAATTATGTTCAGGCTAGACCTTTTTTAACTAATTTGGGTTATTCTGTAGGATATAATTCAAGCAAGAAAAGAGTAATGGCTGGAAGTGTTACTTTAGATGTAGGTACAATCCTTGAGAACGGTACAAGCTACATTCATTTAAGAGATACAATAACATTTTTAAACAAGCATGCAAAGAAAGATTATACTATAATCTATAACATGAAGAATAAATTAATCACTATTACTGAAGAATAATATTTAAGGGAGATTAACAGTCTCCCTATTTTTTACGATTTTAATAACAAAAAAGTAAGAGGTAATAAACCTCTTACTTTCTCTCGCTATGAGTTAATCAAAAATTAAAAACTGACTTAAAATTTGAATATAAATTAGATTTACATTCCAATATGGACTAATTAATAGTTTTTAATTGACAAATTAATAAAAACCAATATAAAAGCCTTTACTAATTTAATGCAAATACCTACATATGCAGTATATTTACATTCCAATGTGGGCGAATTAATAGTTTGGATATGTAATATATTTACATTCCAGTATGAACTAATTATAGCAATTTTAAATATGAAATAATTTTACATTCCAATATGATTCAAATTAAATCAGTTTTCGGTTTTAATACAACATTTGTTTCTCTTAAAAAAGTTAAAGAATAAATAAAACATTTATTTAAAAATATTTTAATACAATACTTGTTTCTCTTAAAGTCAATCTATCTCTTTAACTTGACTAAATAATACCACTATTTTAAAACTTTGTCAAGTGGATTTTATAAAGTTTTTAAATAATTTTTTAGGGTAGCCTAACCAATGCCGGACTACCCTATTTTTTATATGCTATATTTAAAAACCAAACAAATCTTTTTATTTAATTTTTAAATTTAACATATATTTTTATAATTGTGTTTAAATATAAAATATTTTTTAAATAGTATTGAGGCTTTGTTATTTTTTATCTAGTTTCATTTTTTCTATAAATCTACGTACCAATTCCGTACCAATTTCCTAAATAATTATATCAAATTACATTAAGTTTTATTAAAGTAAAAATATTAAAAAATTCATTTATTGTGCGGGTTTGTAGGGTTTTATAAAGCTTTATAAACTTATATGAAAATTGTACACATATTACATTCTTAAATTTAAAATGGTTTATGACAACTTTATTAGATAGAATGGACAGAGCATCTATGTATTCTGGTTTAGAAGCTAGAGTCCCTTATGCTGAC